AAGAAGAGGCGGAAGCTGAAGCTGCTAAGAAAGCACAAGAAGAGGCGGAAGTGGAAGCTGCCAAGAAAGCACAAGAAGAGGCGGAGACGGAGGCGGAAGCTGCCAAGAAAGCACAAGAAGAGGCGGAGACGGAAGCTGCCAAGAAAGCACAAGAAGAGGCGGAGGCGGAAGCTGCCAAGAAAGCACAAGAAGAGACGGAGACGGAGGCGGAAGCTACCAAAAAAGCACAAGGAGATGAGGCGGAAGCTGCCAAAAAAGCACCAGAAGATAAAGATATAAACGAATTATTTATTTTTACGTAGATTGGTATAAATTTGGATAATACGTGAGTGATTGGATACGTGATTGTAAAGGACATAATTAGACTTCGTATGCTCGTTATGCCGGTGGACTAAATTATTTACAATAGAAATATATGACGGTAAACCGGTACATGTATTATCTACAATACGCTGATAACCCCGAAAAGAAATTATTAACTTGTTATTCATGTGAATAATTGAAAATGATAATCTTTATATAGTTGGTTGGTAACAATACTTTTAAGTATACACATTTAGGAAAATTTGTATACTCTTATTATGATGAATTTTAACATAATTACATCTATTTGTCGTAAAGGTGGAATCGGATATAAGGGGAATGTACCATGGACCAATTCAAATAAGTATGATATGTTATTTTCAAAACTTACTCGTGGAAATGGAAATAATGCGCTATTGATGGACAAGAACACATTTGATAACTCTATTATGTTCCCTCTTATAAACAGATTCCACGTGGTATGGTGTAATGAAACTGATAAGATTCCATATTCACCATACAACGATATAGAGTATTTTCCGAATGTTGATTCAGTTATATCACATTGTACGAAGAACAAGTACGATGATATTTGGATTATAGGAGGAGAAAAAACATTTTCATATTTCTTAAATCAATCAAAAATTCCAATAAAAAACATGTATTTTAATTTTGTTAAAAAGGATTATGTATGTGATGCGTATATACCATTGCGTTTTAATGAAAACGACAAATTTGAAACCTTAGACGCACAAATAGTTAATGATGTAGAACAAATCATTGTAAAGGTTCATTATAATAGATGTCCGGTTTAATCTGAAACAAACAACGAACACATATTATTTGCTTCTATATTTACAAGCGGTTTTTGAAATAATCTCATAATCATGTCATCATCTCTGAAACGAACGGTATAATCCTGTTGAACATGATTTCTTCCGATACGCCCCATAGCTTGTAATGTTTTTTGTGGAGTCATTTTTGTTAGGTCCTTACCAATAAACCCATGACAGAACTGGTAATTTGTCCCATAAATATAATCACTGGATGCGATAATTATAAATAGTTTCTGTTCTTCCGCAAGACGTTTCATGAGTTCCATATATTTAACATTTGGATTTTCAATAAACATACCAATACCTAATAGTAGTAATACTTTAAGATGATTACTAATATTTAACTGCATAATTTCTTTAGAGGTAACATCATCAATATTAGATACAAATGCGTTTTCATGAATTTCACCATCTGGAGACCATTTAGTTTGATGTGGTCGTGTATTCGGAACATATATAGCGTCTAATGAAACCAGTTTAATTTCTTTTCTTAATTTTTTAATTTGGTTATCAAACTCTTGAGATTCTTTACATAATCGTCCACTGTCTCTAACATTTTTATCATCATCATAATTACTATGTTTAGTTTCCTTTGATAATATTTCACTTTCTAAATATTCGATACGCTTAATCAAATCGGCATTCTTTGTAATTCTGGATAAGATAGTTTCAAATACGGATGGTTGTATATTTGTTTGCTGAATATAAAACCTACCAATTTTATCTACGTCGTCAGCCAGGAAAATAGTAGGACCATCGGTTAATGTGTAAGCATCAGCAGTTGTAATAGAAATTCCAGTAGAACCCGGTTTTGGTTTTGAGGAAGATGATACTGGTAGAGAAACACTGGTTGTTCTGGTTAATTTATTCCCAGGTTTTGACGCACTTTCCAAACTTTTAGATTTGAATATAGTAGTTGACTTAGACGTGTTGAATTTCATAGTTCGGGTGCTTTGTAAATACTTATACAAAACGCTCCAATTCTCTTCATCAATCTGAAATAGTAAGTCAAGGTAATATTCCTTAAGTTTATTCATGGTAATATTTGTGATATTTCCTGTAAAGTAAGTATCAATATCGTCATCAATCAGGTCTTGTTCGTTAACAAATTCAATAAATTTGATAATTTCACGTAAATCAAAGTATCGTAGAAGGGTTTTGTTCGATTCACAATAACGGGCACATCTTATCATATCAGAATAATTATCGTATAGATAATGTGGCAAAGCACAATACCCAGACTTATCAAGAATAGAAATCGATTTACGGCAATCATAGCTGGTAATTGTATGTATCTCCGCATCTTCAAATGTGGATCTAAAATCATGAAATACTGGTAATAATTCATCTTGAGTCGGTAACGTAGCACATGATAAAATCAATGTGGGGATTTTGTTATTTACCCAATTCGAATGGATAGTGGAATGTAATCCATGTTCTTCATAATCCATCGTAATAGTGGGTTCATCCCAAAATGTAATTATATTTTGAGCTTTATTAAACGCTAACATATAATGCATTGCTGTAATATATGATTGAACGTCGCAAATCATAATTTCTACGTTGGTTCCCACACTATTATCAACTTTTCCAATTCCACCTGAACGCTTATTACGGGTATAGTCTACCGCTGAGAAATAGTGTAATCTAATATCAGATGCGGTTTCACAACCAAACGCAAATGCGACTTTCTTTTCCATTGTAATAGAAGCCTTAGCCAATGCCAAACCAATGTGTCGTGCAACACATACAAATATTATTCTATAATTTTCAGAAAGACCTATTGGAGTTAATGTTTTACCGGTTCCAGTTGGGGCAGTATATAATATCAATTTCGGAATTATCACCTCTTCCTCTTCCTCTTCCTCTTCCTCTGGTTTAGGCGGAGGAGGTCTACAAATATTATAGATTTGTTGTTGATGTAAGAATAATGTTTTGTCTTCGTATTTTAAAAGATATGGATTTTTTTCAATAAATTCATAAGCATTAGTAATGATTTCACTGGTTTTTGTGAATGAATTTACATAACTAATGATTTGGTCCATTACATCAACAAAATGGGTATTTAATCCAGGGATAGTAGTCTTTTTTAATTGAAGCAGAGTATATAAGTAGAATGCGTATCCTTGTTTTCGGTTGTATATATTTTTGAGTAAATTTTCTATCATTTCATATAGTACGTATTCAAATATTTGTTTTTTTCTTTCATTCATTCTTGACTCAAGATTTTCAATGCGTAGTTTGTCAATACTTTTTAGTGACTTCAGCTTTCCACCAGAGCCTGGAAATTCAATATTTTGTAACTCAGGTACGCCTTTTCCATATTTCTGTATTGTTTCTTTTAAGTGTGATTCAAAATATTTTTGAAATAATAACAATTCAGAACCAGAGGTTTTTTCTATTTTTACAACTGAGAATAATGATTGATGAGAGTTAGTATGTATATTAACATCGTGATACCCTTTTTTTATCATTTGTAAAATTTCTTTTTCTTCAGAAGAAACAGGGATTTCAATCGATTCCCATTCTGACTTGACTAATTTACGTTGAGATAGATCCATTTTCGATTGGTCTTATTATAAGTTATATGTAATTATGTAATCATCATTTAATCAATTTTTTGGAAAAAATATAGAAATACAAGTACGACTATACTAAAAATGTTTAATGGACTTTTCCAAAAAACACATAAAAAATTATCATTTGAAGACATGCAACATATTATATCGAATCCAAAAGAATACATTATTATAAATACATTATTATCAAACGAACAGCAATGTTTGATTAAAAATACGATTTCTTATCAAACTGAGGAGAAAGTGATAAATGAATATCTGAATCAATATGATTTTACACCTAAATTTGTAATATACGGTAAAAATGCTAATGATGATACTATAGAAAAGAAGGCGAAACAATTATCCGGACTGGGATTTACATATGTATATTTGTATGTGGGAGGAATGTTTGAATGGTTATTACTACAAGATGTATACGGACAAGATGAATTCCCTACGTCAAGTAAATATCTTGATATACTTTTCTACAAACCAATATCAATATTGTAAAATTGAACCAATTTATTATCACACTATGTAATAATAAATTTGAAATGAATAGGATGAATAGACTTCCGCAAGTATTGATAAATTATATTTGGGAGTTTGATGACCGATATAGACTAAAATTCAAAAAATGTATATATCAAATGGATAATTACTTTTTCAAAAATAGATTAAAAATTCGCTTACAACATGATCTGCTCTTATTTAACATTCCAATAGTACAAACATTTGGTAAATATTACTATCAATATATATTAGCTCGTATACGAACATTCGGTGATGGTGTTCCAAACGATAATTTACAGCATTTACATATTACAAATAATAAAATTAAGCTGTTTCTTTAGGTTCATTTGATTCTGGATACACATCTACCATCTCTGTAACTCTGTGTTCTTCTTTAACTTTATCGGGGTCAGCATAATTGTATTGGACCTTATCTTTCAAGTACGCAGAATAAAAGATGTTAGTTTCTGTGTTAGCTAATCCATATACATCAACTATTTTACCAACCAAGAACAATAAATTCGTTACAAATACAGTCGTTGTCTTACTATCATAGTAATTATCATATATAGTAAATCCACTATAAACAGAATTTCCTAAGTAGAAGAAGGCAGCAATATAACATGCCATCTGATAAGAACCATCTAAATTTAATATCACTTTTCTTTTCTTTTCAGGTAAAAGTAGTAAGGCTTCTCCGACCGCATCATTATCACATGGGAATTCCTTATTTACTTCTAAATAAGAAATCATCTTATTTTCACGACGAAGTTCAATTACATACATCATGAAAAAAGCAACAAATGTGGCAAGATTGACAGAGATATTACCTACATGCATCGCATCGGTTTTAGTTGTCATTTGTGAAAAACTACATAGTTCATCCCCGCACTTTTGGGGAACAAAAAACAAAAGTAATGTACCCATAAAAACGCGATACATTTCTAATGTAAACGCAACATAGGAACCGGTTTTTTGCTTAAAATCTTGGTCGCTCATAGTTTCTTTAATTTCTTTCAATTCACTGACAAAAGATTGCCATTTAGATTTAGTAGGTTCTTCGGTTGACTTTACCGATACGGTATTTTCTTCTTTTTCGGTTGTAGGAACTGCCTCCATAACTGTATATATTAATCCAATATTTTTATTGGTGTAGAAAATTGAAAATGAATGTATAACGTATCTATCATAAAATAATATTAAGATTATCTATATCTGTCTTCTATAATGTGTCAACCGGTTATTATTTCTATTGAGGGAAACATTGGTGCTGGAAAAACCACCATCGTTCAAGAGCTACATAAGCGTTTTCAAAATAAAAAAAATATTGTTTTTGTAAAAGAGCCTGTAGATATTTGGGAAACAATTACAGACAACGACGGACAGACTATTTTACAAAAATTTTACGCAGAACCTTCTAAATATGCGTTCCAATTTCAAGTTATGGCACTAACCACCCGCTTAACGTTGATACGTGATACTATTCGCAATAATCCTGATTGCGATATGTTAATATGTGAACGCTCGATTGATGCTGATAAAGAAATATTCGCAAAAATGTTACATAGCGACAAATTAATTACAGATTTGGACTATAAAATTTATTGTTTAATGGCAAACGAACACGCAAAAGATTTCAATGTAGCCGGGCATATATACATTAATGCGGATGCTGATATTTGTTTTAAACGAATTCATAAACGGTCAAGAGATGGAGAAGCAGGAATAGAATTATCCTATCTCGAAAAGTGTAAAAAATATCATGATGAATGGCTTGGAAAATATGAAAGTTGGGATTGTAATAACAATACTACAAACTCAACCAAAGTATTAAACCTGTTGACAAATGAAGACGCATCTTATATAGATAATAATACCAATGACCCGGGAATTAAGTGGATTTCACAAATAGAACAATTTATTCAAAATATCATTATCAAAAATGAAACAGAACATCCACCACCTCCTACGAATTCACCCTCATCGAATTAAACTCCATTATATTAATTAAATTTTACAACTATTTTCACATCTTCTTTTTTTATTGTTTTACATGCCGAAACTGATAGTTCTTCGCGTCGTTTTCTCGTTTTAGAATTTGTGGTTTCCGGTTTATCATTTAACGTATTATCTAATGTAGCACGTTTTTTCGTGGTAACATTTCGTTTATTCATATCATTTTCAATAGTTTCATAGTTATCTTTGATATAATCTACGATTTTATTTTCAATCGCCCATTTAAAAAAATTCAATTGACCGATAGTTGTTTCCATCAGTTGGGTTTCATTATAAGGAATCGAAATTCTATCCCAACGACAAAATGGGTCAAACCGTTTTTTTGAATATGCTTTTAATTTTAACTTATAGTCGTTGTAAACTTTAAATCTTGTATTTGAAAGATTTTCACCTATTGATTGTGAGATTTCATACACTGTATAGTATTTCTTAGCAAAATTCGTTACAAACCAATCCACAATCCGGAGTGATATTTCGGATTCACCGTTAATAATTCTCATCATTTTTTCCAAATTACCATGTTTATTATAAAATTCCATCAAATTACTTAGTAGTAATCCGTTTTGGGTGTTTAATGCGTTCGAACGGTACATATTTAGTATTTTAATAATATTGTTTTTTTGTATTTATACGATTTATAGATAAATATATATTTTTATTGTAATTATGGAACCAATAACATTATTCGTAATATACATTTCGGGGATTATTGTTGGAGGGGGGGGACTCGGATATTATTTAGATAATCGTTCAAAAGATTACTACCAAAAAATACAACAATATGTAGACAAAAATTTTAGATTTCAGTTTTGATTACATACTCAAAGGTGTAAATAAAATAAATCATATTATTATATAATTGTGTATAACATTATGGACGATGAAATTAGTAGACTATTTTTATACTTATCTGGATTTGGATTTTCGGAATTATTTTTAGAATATTTTAAAATACGCAGCAACGTCGCAAGAATTAGTTATTATTCTATTTTACTATTTGTATATATGGTTCTATCAATATATTTTTTCTAAAAAATATTCAAATGTGTAAATAGTATAAAAATAGTTCGTTATTATTTTTAATGTCGTATATCCAAACACTTTTGAATATATTTGAGCGATTTTTATATGATGGGTTTGAAGATTCTCCAAGTTATGAAGACTCTGAATCTGAATCTGAATCTGAATCTGAATCTGAATCTGAATCTGAATCTGAATCTGAATCTGAACCTGAAATAATTGATATTCAAAATATGAGTAGTGATGCTACAGTTATTACTTCTGTATCTTCAATGGGTATACAGAAACGATTACATCATAAAGTATGTGATAACGTGTAAAATAAAAAAGACCATATAGTCCTTTTTATTTTTTAACAAAATGCGATATTTTTTCTTATAACTTGAATAAGATAATTATACTCGTCGGTTTCATCTTCACTGTCGTCGGAATCACTATACTCATTATTATTTTCATAAAAAGGGTATTTTTCTGAAAAAGGATATTTATTTTCGATTCGTTCATCGTCGTCGTCGAATCCATCAACACCATAAAATAATATTCTTTCAAAATACGCAAATAATAAAATTACACCTTTTAACATTTTACTGTATAATAGCATTAGATTATTTTATACCCTTTACGATATAACAATAATTTTAGTTGTATTTGTAAAAATAGGGAAATAATTTAATGAGACCTGTTTTTTTACTGGATAATAAAGTATTATGTATACGTAAATTGAAACAATCCGATTTACAATACGCTTATTACAATGTAATGAGTTTATTCTCCGAAGTTGACCGAACTATATTGAGAACCCAAGAGATATTAGATAATTTGACAAATGAATATATATTTTTTGTTGTTAAAGATTTAGCCATAAGCATGATTATTGCTACTGGTACAATAATTATTACCAATACTTCTACACAATCGTGTCAAGTAGGATATATTGAAAATATTATGATACATCATGATTATCAGTATATGGGATTGGGTAATATTACATTCCAATACTTAAAATATTATTGTTTGAATACTAAGCAATGTATAGATGTTATCGCCAATTGCAACCATAATATGTAATCGATTATTCACAATCGATTCGGTTATAGTCCAAATCAAAGCACGCCACTATACAATCATCATTTTCACATTTATCTAATAGATTCATGTTCTCCAAAAAGAGTGATATGGTTGTATTGAAAAAAGAGTTCTCGTCTATGTTGTTTTGTTCTTGCATACACGAACCGTGTTTCTTCCATTCATGTTCCCATAATGTACTATCACACGCATGCCAATATGTATTCATATCGGTTAATAATTCACCAGTGGGTTTTACATAAGACACACTTTTACAGTTTTCAGGATAGGCTGTGCTATTTATTTGCGGCCAGAGTCCGTGAATCATATAATCGGTACTACACCATTTTTGGACTGCTAATTCATAATAGTTATATATTTTTGTTGAATCTACCACACTTATACTTGCTAATATAGTTATTAATTTTGAGAACATATTTACATATTATTGAGAAAATATAATACGTAAATACTTATTTGTGTTTGTGTTTATGAGGGGAACGTCGGTGTAATAAATTGGTCGTATATTGTCGTAATAAATTTTGCGGATGATGTCGGCGAATGGCTATTTTTTTAAACTGTCCCGTATGGGGGGATAATATTAAGTTGTAATATCGTTTTTCTTTGGCATAATGAAAGAACCCATATTTAACAAACGATGTATCAACAGACGTTATACCATGGTGAGAACGATATAATTCATCGTAATTTCGATAGACAGAATTATCAAAGACCCTCGTTTTGTTATACCAATCAACTATCACATCTTTGAACTCATCAATATATGGAAGGTTAATGTTCGGTTTAGATGGTACAAATTGAGCGATGTAAAATTTCAAATCAGAACAAAGTGCGTCATAGTAATTAGTAATAGGCATAGTAATCGGTATTAGGTATACAGTTTCAATAATTGGTTGCGATATATCAGAAATGAATGAATCAATTTTGCGTAATCAAAAACTATTTCGGTTAGTTCAAATATCTAAAATGTGTTTATCTAATTCGGGTATTGTATTTTCATCGTAATTAGTAAAACAATTTACGTGCGTAACACTCATTGAATGCTTCTCTTTTGGGTTAATATCCTTTTCATAATCACGAACACGCAATGTATATGACATGTGGACGTGGAAATTATTTATATTACAAATGATGATATTCAAAAATAACCCGCTATATCCAGTAATGTAATATTCTATGTCTATTTTTTTAGTTTCAAAAATCATATTCGCCATCACTTGTAATAAACGAAATTTGATATCTAAATATTGATTTTTCTTCTCAAAACGTGTCATTTTCATACATCTTGTGGCTAATTGGTCCAATTCTTGCTCGGAAAAGGGTATATTACAATGTTTATGTTTGAAATAGATGAATTTCAGTAAATAATGACATACACAATCAGATAAACGACGAATCGGTGATGTAAAATGACAATATTCAGGCATTCCTACCAAATCGTGTGATTCTACGTTAGCCATATAATCAGCACGAATACCATTCGTTATTATTTCTTGTAACAATTCTTCGCCGGATATTTCATTATACACAGTTTGTAACCATTCACTCGCATTACAAGTTCTAAAAATACCCGTGTTTAAATTGATTTTTAAATATTCACCTACAAAAGAGTTCGCGAAAATGGCAAATTCCGCAATCATTTGCTTCATCAATCGTTCTTGCTTTGTGTCTTCGTATAAATAGACGTGATTATCTTCATATATCGGGTATGCGGTGGAAACTTCATTTAATTTGATTCCTTTTGTTTTTAATGAACGTCTCACTTTCAACGTTTCACTTATTTTTAATCCTATAGTAAACGCATTCATTTCGTCGCAAACGACTGACGCACTATTATAACTAAATGCGTTCTCCTTTTTTACAAAAATGGTGGTAAATAATAATTTGATTTCGTTAATAGGTTCATATGTGGTTGAATTTATTTCAGATAATACGGTTATTGCGTTTTTAATATTACCTTCTTGTGTTCCTTGTAAGCTGGATAATTCTAACACTTGGTCTGGCATCATGTGAATTGGGGCACGATTTGATGGATATTTGGTTGTTGTTCTCGATACTATATCTTTCCATAAATTCGAATTTAAATCGATGTATTCAGTTGGGTCAGCAATATGGATTGCGAAATATAGTTTATCGTTTTCACTATATACAGAAAACGCATCATCAGCGTCTTTACATCCGATTGGGTCTATACTATACGTTTCATATGAGGTCATATCGAGTCGTTCAGTTTGTGTAATAGAATAGGCATGATTGCTTGATATATTACTCGTAAGTATTTCATCAGTGGAAATATCCCTTTTATTTCCATATTTCGGTTCAACTATGTTGGTATAATTATCTTCATAAATTTGATTATTCATTGTGTGCTATCAATATACTTATTATGGTAGTATCTAATTATATACTTTTTTTAAAAATATAAATATCACGGCTCAATCCGGCACTCTTTTACAATATTTATGAAGCACACAATCTTTTACTAATGTAAAATCTTTTTGTAAATTTTCTATTATTGTTGTGTTTAACTGTTTTGATTGGATTGTATCCATATAATCTACAATTCTATTCAGATTATTTGTCATTTTGTTTATATTTATAGCCATTATTACAAATAATACTGAATATCCACATGCTATTATTACTAAAAATATCATACTTGCATTAATATTTTTGATATTTTTGGTAGTTATTTGTTCGACACTCTCACGGTTTTCTTTCGGGATGAATTCTTCAAATATGTCTTCAATTTTCATTACGATACTATATATAAAAATTATATAAATATTTCGTTGTTTATAATGTAATGTCTAATTATTTCCTACATAAAAATAGGAGTAGTTCAATATCAAGTCGCACTTCCAAATATTATATAAAATGTGATGCGATTGATACTGCCAATAGAATAGAAATTGTGAAATTATTACAGAAACAAAAAGACGAGGATAGTAGAGTCTTATTAGCGTATTTGGAGAAGAATCATAGTAAAATGAATATAGTAGTGAAAATGGGAAGAGATAACACTACAATTAGAAAAGAATATTCTATTTCAGAGCACCTACATAAAACAAAATGTGCTGGATTTATAAAGTTTATATGTATATTTGAATGTTATGACGATAATTCTTCAGACAAAATTTGTCAAGGAATTCCCGAACAAGATACTAAAAAAGAGGTCATTATTATGAAGTATTTTAATGAGGGGTCGGTTAAAAGTCATTCATGGACCAATACGAATTTCCATATTTTGCGTGGCATACTAATACAAACGATTTATTCTCTGGTTGTAGCGTATCATAAGACCGGATTTATACATAATGATTTGCACTTAGACAATATACTTGTCAAACGGACTACGCGAACGCATATTAATTATCTAATTGATAATCTGGATAATATAGAAACGGAAACCAATAATTATACGTGTGTCATAATGGATTTTGAAAACTGCCTTTTTACGGATAAAGGTTCTCATATATTCTTTTGGAAAATGATAGAAAATATAATTACACGTGTTGGTATTGAGCTGACAAATAATAAAGGTGATAAGGTGGAAGTATCAAATATATATGACATTTTAAGTTATATTTCAAAAAATAAAAATAACGATTATTTACGTGTTCTCAATATTATTCCCTTGATAGAGCAAATGGAATTTACTTTATTGTCTCTTCCGAAAATGATGGCGTATGATTCTAATATGTTTTGAGAAAAGACATAAAGTATTTTCTATATATAATATATATTGAATAAGTAATGGGTTTTACAGATAAAATATGTTATGATGTTGCTAAGGAAATTATTAACGATATTTTTTTGGTAAATTATAAACCGACTATCAAGTTGAATAATACTTTCAAGTTGAATAATACTTGGTATGAAAACTTAAATAATTTTCTTGTAACAGAATGGGACCGTCTTCAAGAAAGTGAAGAGACACAATCACAATTTACGGAGGAGGAAGAACATATGATTACAGTTGATGCAATGCAAATTTTATTGGATAAGTTAAACGTGGATGAAGATGAGTTTGAAGACCACGAACAAGATGTAGATTGGATGAGATTCGATGACATCATAGGACACTACGTTTGTTATGTAAAATAATTTATAGTTTGATAAATCATATAAACGTTATTCTATATATAATATTGTAAAATAAAACAATGGATAAAGACCTTCGTATCAGTGAACTTGAAGAAAGGGTAGCTCAATTAGAAAGCGAATTACAAGCTACTAAGGAGCATTTGAAACGGTATACGGCACCTGCCTATAGTAAAGAATCGTATGAGAAGAATAAAGAGGTTCATAAACAAAGAGTTAAAGACTATCAAAAAAGAACTAATTACAAAAGTAATTACCAACCTACCCCAGAACAGAAAAAAGAATACGCCAGGCGAGCATATCTTAAAAAGAAGGAAAAATTAGCTCAAGAGAAGAAGGAGAATATTTAGGGATTATATAATTTTATTTATATATAAAACTATATAAAAAGAAATATACATATAATATAAAAAGTATTATGGGCGGACCAAGTCCAAAATGTATTCATAATAGAAGAAGATATAACTGTGTAGAATGTGGCGGTGCTGGTATATGTAGCCATAAAATGCGTAGATCACGATGTGCTGAATGTGGAGGAAAAGAACTATGTAGTCATGGAAATAAAAAAGGCGATTGTGTAGATTGTGATGGTAGTCAAATTTGTGAACATGATAAACGACGAAGGAGATGTGTAGAATGTAACGGGGCGGCTATATGCGAACACAAACGAAATAAACAACATTGTGTAGAATGTAAAGGTTCTTTAATTTGTGTTCATGATAAAATGAAAGCACGTTGTAAAATATGTGATGGTAGTCAGTTGTGTAAATCTCCATTATGTGAGACGAGAGGTATTAAAAAATACGATGGGTATTGTTTACCGTGTTGTGTCCATTTATGTCCTGATATTGAAATTTCACGCAATTTCAAAACAAAAGAAAACGATGTAGTAGACCGCGTGAAAAACGAATTTCCTGAGTTTTCTTGGGTATGTGATAAAAAGGTAGCTGACGGGTGTTCTAAACGACGACCTGATTTATTATTAGATATGGGGAGTCATATTATAATTATTGAAGTTGATGAAAATAAACATGATACGTACGATTGTAGCTGTGAAAATAAACGATTAATGGAAATTTCCCAAGATGTAGGGCATCGTCCAATAGTGTTTATCCGGTTCAACCCCGATAATTATGTAGATAAAGATGGAAAGAAAATAAGCTCTTGTTGGAAAGTAAACGGCTATGGTGTTATGCAAGTATCTAAGACCAAAATAGTAGAATGGGAAGAAAGAATTAAAGCGTTATTGACACAAATTCAATATTGGGTAGATAATACTACTGAAAAAACTGTTGAAATCATTGAGTTATTTTATTGATATGTCTAATTTTGTATAATAAAAACATTATAGTTTTTATTATATTTTATGGAGATTCAAAAACCGACAGGGTAATTGATTAACTATTTTACATTTTTTATTTGTTTTTTGTATTTTATAATTTTTATTTTGTTTTTGTGGGAAAACCCTTTTTATTAAAATACTTTGTAGGTCACGCATTAACTGACAATTTGATCAGTTGCTGTACGCTACCCCTGCCATCCCGGACATTACGCGGAGGACGTTGTAGTTAACCGCGTAGACACGGACCTTGGCAGTGGCAACACCGGAGACGGCACCGGCAGAAAGGACAAGCTGAAGGACGGCGTTGTCAATTCTGGAGAAGTTGCATGAGCCGGAAGGCTGGTGCTCCTCGGGGCGAAGACCGAAGGAGTACACGTTGATACCGGAGTCGGGGGCACGGGTGTGGTGCTGGAAAGGCTGGACGGTATCGAAGTAGGAACCCTCACGCTCGGAGAAGCGGTCCTGTCCGTTAAGCTGAAGCTTAGCGGTGACAACAGGGTTCTCACCCCAGCAATGCATGTCAAGAGCAGTCTCGGCAAGGACGAAAGAACCGGCATCAGACAGACCTTGTGCGGTAGTGGAGGCAGCGGTACCATTATTAATACCATCGTTACCCATACCGGCAAGGTTGTTGTCGTCAGCACCAGAGGCAGTGGTAGTATCAACACCACCGTATGCGGCAATGTCGTTGGGAAGGGAGTCAATGGCATCAGTGTAGTTGAAAGGCTGGGCTCCGTGGGTGGCGTGAAGGGTGGTACCCTCAATCAAGGAATCACAGTAGTCAACGTTGGCATCAGGTTGGACGACCCAGATAAGCTCCTTACAGGGGTGGTTGAAGTTGAGCTTGATCTTGTTGGAGGAAGAACCGACGGACTCGTCACCAGTGAACTGGACCTGCTCGATGAGGTACTCGTGGGGGTTCTGTGCCATCTTTCTGCGCTCATCGGTATCAAGGAAGATATAGTCAACGTAAAGAGAAGCGGCAACAAGGGATTGTTGGTAAGCCTGGGTGACGGAAGCTGAGGCACCAGCGGAAGCGGCAGGGTTAACAGCGTAGAGGCACTCACCGATAGGACGGAAGTCAATGTTGATCTTGACCTCGTGGTATTGAAGGGCAATCAAAGGAAGAGCAAGTCCAGGGTTGCGGCAAAACCAGAATTGAAGAGGCACGTAAAGAGTGGTCTCAGGAAGGGCGTTGCGGGGAGCACACACTTGGTTAGGGGCAGAGGAAGCGGCACAGGGACCAGCAACATCGGCACGTCCATCGGCGGCAATGTAAGTAAGCTGGGTGGTGTGACCGATCATCTTGTGGTAACCAGCCTCTTGCTCCTTGGAAAGGGTAAGTTGGTTCCAGATGTGCATCCAGTCACCGTATTGACGGTCAATGCGTTGACCTCCAACCTCAACCTCAACTTGGGCGATGAGCTGCTCGCCGATGAAATCTAACCAACGGGCAGAAACGGTACCACTGGCGTTCTTCATGTTCTGGTTGATCTCGGGGAGAGTCACCTGAAGATAGGTGCGGTAAGCAAGGTCACCGTTGCGGCTGATGGTACAGGTAACACGGCGTCCGAAGTCGGCTTGACCGGAGAAGGTCTGCTCGATGGACTCCATGGCAAAGTTGGTGTGGCGTCTGTAGGACACCTTCCAGAAAGTAATCTCGGGGGTTCCGGTAAGGAACACGTCTTGTGCGCCGTAGGCGACTAATTGCATTAAACCTCCAGCCATTGTATGGAATTTATATATTCTACAAAGAAAAAAATCTGGGAAAAAATCGCATTAATTCAATTAAAAAATAATAATATTGCTAAAAATCTATCTATTATTGTAAATAATTGCTCTAATTATTAGCAATAACCACAAAAATGTAAATTTATAGTTCCCTTATTAAATTACAATTGTAATGTTTGAACTACAGTTGTAAATATCCTAAATATATTTGTATCACTTGATAAATCTTCACAATATAATGTATGTTTTCATATACACATATGACTTATAATTGGCTGCTTATACCCAGTACATTCGTGCTATTTGTTAATACAAATTTCTCTAAATAGTCTTCTTGAAATATTTCCCGCTTATTTTCATGCTTTTTGGTGAAAATATAAGAATCATTTGATTTACGGATACTCCAACCTTCTTCTAAAGCATTTGTTAAAAACATCATTTTTTGAAATACAGGTTTTTCTATTTTTATATTTTGAGGCAAATCTATTAAAGTTGTTTCGCTATTTTTAGTATTCATTATACATTTTCTAAATACCATATTCTTCTGATATTTACGAATTTTTCACTTGATAATGTATACTAATAATATCATGTCCGAACAATATATGGAACCCACAAAACACGAATTTATATGTCAAGAGCATAAACTTCACGAAAAAGAATTTCCGCTATCTCCAGCAAGATATAAATGTAAAAAATGTAAAAAAAAGAAAATTCACGGATATAGTAATCCAGACCACGTATGTAATCCTTTTGGGTATTTGTATTTAGCACCCCGAATATGTCTTGATTGTGCTACAAAAATGAAAAAATGTATGTGGTGCTAAAAATTGATTGTTTACATTAGATGGTTGGATAATACACACAACTTTCAAATATGATTTATTATATTATCGCAGCATATGCTTTAGCTACATTATGGTTTTCTACACATTGTAGTGATTGTTATTTTTCAAAAACACATTATATTGTCATAAATAAACATAATCATACTTTACCTATTATCAAGCCACTACATAATAACTCTGTTACTAAGAAATATTATGACACATACCCTGTCACTATATAAGATATATTTGAATACTCATCATGTTGAATTATTATTTTTTTGTACGAATATATTCAAAGGTATAAAAACTAACATAAAAACACCATCATAAAGTATTTCATCTCAGTTAATGAAAGGTGAGTCTAAAAAAAAACAACTCAAACAATTGAAAACTATACATACAATAGATGAAAAACACTCCGAGTTAACAGCATATTATGATAAGATAGAGAATGAAACTATACCCCAATTACAGAGAGAAAAGGACGAACTAAAAGACGCCATCAAAACTTTACAAACCGGTCAAGTAGACGAATATATGAATATGAAAGACAAAATTAAAGAAATTCAACAGAAGATAAAAACGCTCAAACAAGAGAAGAAAAAATATTTGCTTGATAATTCCCGATTTATCTTTGATTATTTCGAACAAAAACAGCAAATATCAACAAGTATGGATGAATCGGGTAGTACGGATGCTTTAAACTCTTTTTTCAAAATAAAGCCTACTGAGAATAGTAATGATGGAACAATTAACAAATATACACAATCGAAAATGAATACGCAGCAATATTGGAGAAATGTGACAAATGAGTTTACTAATTCACAAGATTATTATGTAGAGTCTGATACATGTGAGTTTTGTAATTCTGGCGAAATGATACCTCAAGATGAAGAAGGAATACTTATATGTAATAATGATAAATGTGGCAAATTCATTACCTATATTATAGATAGTTCTAAACCGAATAACAAAGACCCACCGAATGAAGTTTCTTACACAGCGTATATTCGTCTTAATCATTTTAAAGAAATTCTTTCACAGTTCCAAGCTAAAGAAACCACATTAATACCCGATGAAGTAATAGATTCAATTAAAGCACGTATTAAAAAGGAACGTATTACTGATATGTCCGAATTGAATTATGATAAGATGCGTGAACTATTACGTAAGCTTGGATTAAACAAGTATTTCGAACATATTCAATACATTAACTCATTATTTGGAATTAAACCCCCAGTAATGAATGAAGAATTACATGAGACGTTATGTGTATTATTCATTGAGATTCAAAAGCCATGGGCGGTTCATTGTCCTGCTAACCGAACCAACTTTTTTAACTACACATATACCCTTCATCAGTTATGTGTATTGTTGGACCAAACGCAGTATTTACCCTATATACCCATGATGAAAGATAGAGAAAAACAATTAGAACAAGATATGATTTGGAAAAAGGTATGTGAAGACCTGGACTGGGAGTTTTTCGCATCGGTATAATATTTATTGAAAACTAACATAAACATTATACATTATATTTAGTAATGAAAATGGAATATTCTTATCCGATTCAATTAACAATTGAATATTCAAATGATACTGAATACCGTCATTGTTTACGCAAATTATTTAAAATGAATCCTACAAATTATCCCGATATATCTGAAATGAATTTAGATGAGATAACTAAGGACGAACAATCTTATGATTTAGACGCTGCGAATATTACTATGGACTATATTTTTGAAATTACAAAAACAATACCAGAAGTTATCAACTTATATGAAAAAACCGCATCATTTATGTTTTCTACAGACCCGAATATAGGACTTACTATTATGCTTGGTTATGATTATTTAGACTTATTCCATCAGTTAATAATAAAAATAGTGTCTGGTATTTCTACTGAAGAATTGTTACAAACTGATGTTTATAAACAATTGTACGCAAAAATTTATAAATAATTTTTTGGTGTATATAAAATATACATTATTATATACACCTATAATGGCTTCTACTCGTAGTAAAAATAACGAAGGAGATTATCGCTTAGAACAAAATGCTAACTCTGGATTATGCAACTATCTAACATGTAATAAAAGTAATTTTGGAAATCCTACAACTACTCATTTTGCCGGAAATGGATTACTACAAGGACGAATCGCACCAACGAATTTATCCAGTAATCCATTTGATATTGAATCGCAATTGTTTGGCATAGGAACAAGCAATATGGTTAAACCCAAACCTTCTGTCAAACCAGGGATTCATGATTTACATTCTCTTAATGTTAGTGACCGCCTTCCTACCATGATTCCCGAACCTTTGATTGTTGTAAAGGGTCAACGTCCAAATGTTATGAATTAGGATACTTTTTTTGTGTTCGTCTATGGGATAATATATTATTGCGGAACGTGATATTATGAGCGTGTTTTCTTTGTTTCTTCTTTTCTAATTCTTCTTTTGATATAGTATTTTGTACTATATCTGATTCTACTGGTTCTTCTGATTTATTTGATGAAACCACTTTAAGTATTTGTTCGGTGAAATCCATCTGCATCGCACTATTCGTTGTTTTTTCAGGCAATTCCTTACATTCTGTTATGTTTATTTTCATGTACTCAGGTAAAGGCTCTGAAATATTATTATGTATTTTTATTGGTATTTCTATATTTGCAATGACATATTGAATTGACATTTTATGATTACATGAAATATCAATTTATATTTAACTTTTTTGTGAACTATATATTTAATTTACGACTTCTGTTCGTTCATCTATATAAAAGTCTTTCTTTTCTGGATGATAATTTACATATTTTACTTGTTTTGATGGCGAAGTCCCATCTTCTTCTTTCATATACATTTTACCTATGTAAATATATCCTTCGTTTTCTCTCTCGGGGGATAATTTATACGGGTCATTGTCTTCGGCTGGTTTGAAAGTAAACATATTACTTAATGAACCGATTAATAGACCGACTGATTGTTTTAACCAGTCTAATTTACCCTTCCAATCAAATGATTCTGTAGTTGCGGATACTGGCTCTGGTACTGATGTTGGTACTGGTGTTAGGGATGATGTTGGTACTGGTGTTAGGGATGATGTTGGTGGTGGCGTTGATGTTGGTGGTGGCGTTGGTGAAGAAACAGCATTTGCGTATTGGTTTTTCTTTACTTCTTCTAATGCTTTGTCTAAATCTGACATATACATTTCATCGGTTTCATTGTTTTGTTGGTATATAGAGGGTTTTGGTGAACCAACACTTACTTTTTGTTCTACTACTGGCACTGATGTAGCTAAGGATTGATTTAATGTATTTATTAATTGGTTGACGTTAAACTTGGGTACTGGTTCTTGTGATGACACTATTTCAGGTACAATTGTTTCTGGTACTATTGCCGATAGTTCTTGTGATGGCACGGTCTTACGAGACATATCTTTATTAAATGTTGTTCTTAATGTTTCAATCAATGGATTTACATCAAATTTATTTTGAATAGGTGATACCAAGATTGATTTATCTAACTCTGTAGATATTGGTTCAGTTGAAGGTGGTACATCAGTGGGTTCAGATGATGGTAACGCTAACATATCTGTTGAAATGGCGGTACCAGAAGGTTCAGATGTAGTTGGTACAACAGAGGTTTCAGATGTAGTTGGTACATCAGAGGTTTCAGATGTAGTTGGTACATTGGTGGGTTCTGATGTAGTTGATGATGGAGTATATTTTTCACATGCAGTCGTTAAATCCTTAAATTTTTCGGTGGCAATTTCTTCACAACCAAGATTATGATCCGGATGAAATCTTAACAATGACCGTAACTTAGGCTTCTGTTTATTTGGATTACAATCTTCACTTGGAATTATATCACGTTCGTTTGCCCTACAGGTGTCTATAATAGGTGGTTTAGGTGGTGTTTGTCCTTGTAGATTAAAATTTATATTTTCTTTTGAAACAGCTGGAGGAATATTATCATCAACAGTAGCTTGGTCTATGTTTGTTATTACGGCTTCTTCTTTTGCCAAACGTGCTGATTCTGCGTTTTCTCTTGCCACACGTTCTGCAGCTTTTCTTGTCACACGTTCTGCTGCTTCTCTTGTCACACGTTCTGCTGCTTCTCTTGTCACACGTTCTGCTGCTTCTCTTGTCACACGTTCTGCTGCTTCTTTTGCCAAACGTGATGATTCTTCTCTTGCTACACGCTCTGCTTCTGCTCGTTCCAAACGAGCAGCTACTGCTTCTTGAGCCAAACGAGCAGCCTTTTCAGCAGCAATAGCATTAACTCCCTGATTCCGCAATTCATCTATTTTTTGTTGTTCGTTACGTGCTTCTTGTAATTGTTCTTGGGTTTGTTTATATTCATTTTGTACTGTTATTTCTTTTTCTTTATTTTTAGTTTGAAGTGGAACAATTACCTTATTAAATAATTCTTTTGCTAAATCGGATTCCAATTCCATTATGTATTATATTTACTTATAAATTATGCAAATACAATACTTTACACGAAACTACTTTATTCTATTACTTTTTGAACGTTTTGTTTTACGACGTTTTATTAGTTTATTTTTATAACGTTTTGTAATTTTATGTTTTTTTGTATTTTTACCAGCACCACCGTTTCCGAATAATGAAGAAGCAACGTTACCGATTGCGTTCAATCCAGCCATATTACGAAAAGTATTTCCTGGTCCGGTTGGTCTGTTGGTTGGTCTGTTGGTTAGTCTGTTGGTTGGTCTGTTGGTTGGTCTGTTTGTTGCTGCTGGTACTACTACTGGTTCTTCTATTGGTGCTGGTACTACTACTGGTTCTTCTATTGGTGCTGGTACTACTACTGGTTCTTCTATTGGTGCTACTATTTTATCTATTTTTTCTTTAAACACATTTAATGTATCTTCATCTGGTTGGTCTAATCTAACTTCTATTTCTTCCATACCATCAATCGTTTGACCGATACTAATAATCGTAGGTGGATTTTGTGTTGATATACCAATATAAAAATCTGGTGTTCGTGCACTCATTCTAATATATAATTTATACAGATTAAATTACATATCAACTACCTAAATGATTCTTATGTTACAACTATCAACCAAGTGAATACAATTTACACTCAAGATGATTTTCGCGACGTATTTTTCCTTGTTGTCCGTTTTTTAACAATCACATGTTTACCTTTTTGAGTTTTTTTATGCTTTCTTTTTTTTCCTCCATATGTTGTACTTAAATGCTGTTTAACACGGTCTAAATAATGTCTAATTTGCTCTGGTGTAGAATCATTTTTTTGTAAATAATTTGAAAGATGAGTTAATATATCACGAAGTTGTTTTTCGTCTTTGACATTCGGATTGTTTAATAACTTGGTTATCTGAGTTACTATAATACTAATAAATACATCTTTTCCCTTAGTCGGATATTTCTTGGAGTTATCTATATACATAATTATTTTGTTTACAATCTCTTTGTATGATTTTTCGGCATTCGCTGATTTAGTTTGACAATATTCACTATCTCCATATTCAAATGTTGAAAATACTTTTTCCACCAAATTCTGTTTAAACCGTTCTAATTCTTGGATAAAATTTTGCTTATGTTCTTCAAATTGGTCGCTTAACCAGCTGGTTTTATAATTGATGTACGTATCATATTTACTATTTACCGTACTATAATCATCATATAAGTTGTCATTGTAAATATTTTCACCACGATTATTTTGAATATAATTTAAAGCAGTCTTACATTTATTTTTTCCCAATATTATAGGTATAGGTGATATAGGTGTCAAAAATTTGTATAAATTCTTCCCTAATTCATCAACCAGTGCTTTTAATAATATCATATTATCGCTTATGATTGTTTTATCATCTTTATATTCCGTCTGTTTGACTTGATTTGTAATTTCATCAATCATATTTAAAAGTCCTTGGCTTGGTGCGGTAGTAATCCATGTTTCATCTATATCCTCATCATCTTCAGATTCAGATACAGGTTCCGGTTCAGATTGAGATTCAGGTTCCGGTTCAGGTTCCGGTTCAGGTTCAGATACAGGTACAACTTCAGGTACAGGTTCAGGTACAGGTACAGGTACAGGTTCAGGTTCAAGTACAGGTACAGGTACAGGTTCAGGTTCAGGTACAGGTACAGGTACAGGTTCAGGTACAGGTTCAGGTACAGGTACAGGTTCAGGTTCAGGTACAGGTTCAACTTGAGATTCAGGTTCAGGTTCAAGTATACCAGGTGAAATAATTTGTTCTTGTGGTTCTTCAAATACCTCTTCAATTTGTGTTGGTTCTAATACAACTGGTTCGGCAGATGAATCAGCATAAGCAATCGGTATGTATTCTTCATATATTGGTGTTCCATATCCACACTTTTCTTTATTATTTGTATTAGGTTTGTACTTTTGATTATCTAATTTCCATATTTTAAGTCCTTCATCTCCAGAAATAAGCATCAATCGTATAAAAGAATTAGAGTCTTTTAAATTCAAACTATTAATACCGTTTTGTAATGCTTCCATAGTTAATGGTGGATACTCATTATAATCAGGTACATCTTGAGTAAATGTATGTTTTTTTATACTGGATACTTTGTAATTATATTTTGGATTTTCTTCATTTTCTTTACATGTTTCTAATTCAATTGTTATATATTCATTATGAAGAATAGGAAATAAAGGGTCATTTAAATAATCATCAATAGTTTTGGTAAATTTGACTGGTTTATTTTTTCTTGTATTTTTATTTCCTTTTGTTCCTTTAGATTTACGTGATGACATGTATAATATAATATGTAAATATAAATATTGTCATGGATTGTCATAAATGTACACTATAAAAGTATAGAAAATTGATTACTAAATATGTATAGTTGTTATGGTATCAAACATTACAATAATGAATTTCACAGTATCCGCCCCTATCCGTAAGAAGACAGTCTTAGTATTTGACGTAGAAACAAGTGGTCTTCTACCAAAAAAAGACAAAGCAAACCCCAATCATACCCCGATTGAAGCTTATCCGCATATATTACAGCTAAGTTATGCGTTATATGATATTTCTTCAAATACATTAGTAGACACGTATGACAAATATATTAACGTAAAAAAAGAAGTGGAAATCAGCGATAAGATTACGGAATTGACAGGTATTACACGACGAACATGTAATAAGGGTGTTTCCATAATAGACGCTCTTACCGAATTTTACAAAGCCTATATTACTTCCGATGTAATAGTGGCGCATAACATCGACTTTGACAAAAAGATGATTCTGGTAGAACTGGAGAGGAATAGACCAGATATTATTCGTAATTCTCCTGAATGTATGACAATATTTAATTCTACATATGAAGAATTAAATGGTGTAGAACATTATTGCTCTATGCGTAAAGGCACAGTCATTGCAAATATTATCGTTGAATCAAAGTACCCGGGAAAACCACCCAGTTTAAAGTGGCCGAGATTGAATGAATTATATGCCAAGTTGTTTGATGGAGAAACCGTAGATGGTCTCCACAACGCAATAGTGGATGTCTTGGTATGCTTACGGTGTTATATGAAAATGAGACATAACACCGATTGTGGTCTTCTTATGAAATCTAAATAAATAAATAATAGAATCTTCAAATGTGTAAAATACTAACTAATTACTTTTTCTTATGGACTTTCTTTTTTGAAGAACGTTTGTTCTTTTTTGTTTTTCTGGCTTTGTTTTTCTTGTTCTTTGTTTGTCTTTTATGTGACTTCTTACCCCCTTCTATTTTCATTTTCTTTGCTGGACGAACCATCGTAACATCTTCATCTAATGGCACTCTTTCGAATACTGTAGTCGCAGGTGCTTGTTCTTTATCTTCAACCGTTTCTTCTTTTTCAAATTTACAAATGCTTTCAAATTCTTTATTAATTTCTTCTTCCGACATGTCTGGTGTATCAAGTAAAATATTGTACGGAATAGGTGATTCTTCTACATTTTTCCCGGTAATATCTTGGGGCAAAGGCTCACAAAACAAATATCCTATGAATAATAACTTTTGCGTTTTTGTTACATCTATAGTTTCTTCGTTTCCTAACACATTTTTATTATAAAGATTAAATATCAATTGTATTAACTTATTCAATTTATTATCATATAACGCAGTATCTAATTCTAATAAATTATCCATTGTATCTGTATCTATAGAAGGTACTTCTAAAGTGTCATTAATGACATTCGTTATTCTGTCTTCTAATACATATAGTGCGTGTAATGCTTCTCTTGGGTCTTCTGGTGCATATGCTCGTTTTTTTAATGTAGATGCGGTTTTAATAGTAGTATCAGTAACATCTTTTGTTATTTCTTGTAACATTTTTGAATATTCGTTTGTTTTTGCTTTTAAATATTCACGTTCATCTGGATTCGCAATCTCAGTATTAATATAAGATTTGATAGATTCAATATTTCCTTTTACATTACAAGTTATATCGCCCGAGATACGTTTTGCGTTTTCACACAAATTATTGTATGCGTTTGCTAATGTTCCAAATAAGGTTAATTTTGGCGTGTTTTGAATTTCGGTATGTGTTATATTCATAGCACTCATCGTGTATTATATATATTATCAATATAATAAATATAGTTAATTAATACTGACTAAACTTTTAAGCCGAACACATTTCACAAATTTCATCTTCGGTATTTTCACCTAAAGTCGTACCTTTGTTTTTTTCAGGCTCAATAGTAAATTGTTGGGCTTGATGGCGTGCTCTTCTTCGTAAATAATAGATACCAGTTTTCAATCCTCTATTCCAACCATAAAAATGCATTGATGTTAAATTATTATAAGTTGGGTCTTCTAACCATAAATTCAAACTTTGACTCTGACAAACAAACGCACCACGGTCAGCAGCCATATCAATCAAATTACGCATAGGAATTTCCCAAACAGTTTTGTATTTCTCCTTAATATCATCTGGAATAATATCAATTTGTTGAATACTTCCATTATTAGCAACAATGTTATTCTTAATTTTTTCATTCCACATGTCTAACTTCATTAAATCTTTCATTAAATATTTATTTACTACCATGAAATCGCCCGCAATAGTTCTACGACTATAAATATTGCTTGTGATGGGTTCAATACATTCATTATATCCTAAAATCTGTGAAGTAGATGCGGTAGGCATAGGAGCTACTAACAGTGAATTACGTAGACCATATATTTTAATTTGTTCTTTGAGTGCGTCCCAATTAAACATCTTTACCTTTTCATTAGGGTCTACCTCCCACATATCAAACTGTAAAATTCCTTCACTCGCAGGAGACCCCTCAAATGTACTGTATTTTCCATCAACTTTAGCAATCTGACATGATTCAGTCAATGCTGCGTGATAAATGGTTTGAAAAATTCGAAGATTTATTTCTTTCGCTTTATCTGACGCAAATGGTAAATTCAATAATATAAACACATCAGCCAACCCTTGGACGCCAATACCAATAGGTCTATGACGGAAGTTACTACGTTCCGTTTTCTTGGTAGGATAAAAATTCACATCAATGATTTTATTCAAATTATAGGTAACCGTACGTGCGACTGAATGTAGTTTTATATAATCAAATTTGACATTTCCATCGTCATCAGTAATAATAAATGCGGGTAACGCAATACTTGCAAGATTACATACGGCAGTTTCATTTTCATCAGAATATTCAGTAATTTCACAACATAAATTGGAAGATTTAATCGTACCCAGATTTTTTTGATTACACTTACGATTTACAGCATCTTTATATAACAAATATGGAGTTCCGGTTTCCATTTGAGCGTCTAAAATTTGGAACCATAAATCACGAGCCTTCATTGTTTTTCTACCTTTACCTAATGTTTCATAGTAGGTATATAGTGTGTTGAACGCATCTCCATATACATCGGATAATCCCGGGCATTCGTCGGGGCACATTAGCGTCCAATCTTCACCGTCCTTGACACGTTCCATGAATAGGTCATTCATCCAGATAGCATAAAACAAATCACGTGCCTTTAAATCTTCATCTCCGTGATTTTTACGTAAATCTAAAAATGATTCAATGTCCGCATGCCAAGGTTCCATATACATTGCGAAGCTGCCATTACGCTTTCCGCCTCCGTTATGAACGATACCATTATGAATAGTATAATTATGTTCGTGTTTCATCTGTAAATCATATACAATGCCATCGTAATGGGTAGTTTTGACATCTTTTACTCGTGTTAGTAGATAATTCTCATATTTCATGTATTTAAAAAATTGGTTGTCGTTATATTCTAACCCCATTAAGTCGCATAATTCTTGCGTTCTTGGAATACGCAATGTATATGAAATGAGCTTATTTTCAATCACTCCGCGACTTGTCATGTGTTTTTCACCTACCCTATCACGAACACTTCCGCTTGTTAGTATTCCCATTTTAAGACAAATTATACGAGCACTTTCAATCAAGTTCAATGATGTACTATCAAATACAACTTCGTTATTAGACAAACATCCATCCGTTTCCAACATCCCTTTCAGAATATACTTTAATTTATCAACTGGTAGATTCAACCATTTTGCCAATATACGTTTTTGTTTGGTTTCGTTATAAAAATCATTATATCTAAAAGGCAATTCAAGCTGTCTATTCCAACGTAGACGTGTAATGTTCCCATCTACAGTAGTAAATGTTTGGATACTTCGTTTTTGGAAATAGTCTTCTAAATAAGCAAGTGTATCTGATTTGTTTTCAGTATGCATTGATACATAGCCAGCCGTATCATTCGACCCATTAACGCATCCATCTCCCAAAATTATACCATACGTTCTACAATCATCTTCTGTTATATTACTGACATCTTGTTCGTATTTGGGAATTGAATATACAATCATGTCATTTTCGTCCAACTCCTTTGCTTCTACCCATTCAAATGTAGCATGTTTTTTTTCTAATCGGTTTCTGATAACAGTATAGTTTAATCCTTTTACCTGATTACGTAGAGCATATACCGGATGTTCTGGAGTAATACGCAATGGAAAGATTGAGTGTGTAGTTTTAATTTCTAACATTTCATCATTATATACGTGTTCCAATACGTCTTGTATGACTTCCGTTTCTCCAAGAGCATTATAGATTTGTGTAACGCCGGATTCACAATGTTGAATTTCCTTAGGTCCATCAGTTGTATAAATAATAGTTTCTGGATGGACGCATTGATCCACGTATTTTGCGGTGTGGTTAAATACACGTAACATCGGAACAATTCCATTAGAAGAACCATTTGTTCCACGAATATCACTACCAGAAGCACGCACATTATGAATATGGAGTCCAATACCACCAGCCCATTTTGAAATCAAAGCACAATCTTTCAATGTATTGTAAATACCTTCAATACTATCATCTTCCATAGCAATTAGATAACAAGAAGATAATTGAGGATGTGGGGTTCCGGCATTAAATAAGGTAGGAGTAGCATGTGTGAAATACTTTTGTGACATTAATTCATATGTTTCTTTAATTTTCTCTATATCATCGCCATGAATACCCATAGCAACACGCAGCCACATATGTTGTGGACGTTCTACAATTACCCCATTTACTTTCATCAAGTAAGCGCGTTCAAGCGTCTTGAATCCAAAATAATCAATTAGAAAATCTCGCGTATAGTAGCATAATGTATTTAATTCATCCTCGTATGTTCTTGCTGTAATCATCATATCATCAGTAATTAATGGTGAATGTTTCCCATGTTTATCTTTATTCATATATAATTTACTCATTGTATCAACAAACATTGACGACGTATTTTTTGAATGGTTAGCAATAATAAGTCTTGTGGCTAATGTACCATAATCAGGATGAATAGACGCCATACTCGCACATTGTTCGGCGGATAATTCGTCAATCTTAGCTGTAGAAATATTATTATACAATTGGTCGATTACCTTCATTGCTAAGGAAGTATAATTAATTTTCAAACTATGTTGAAGTGTGGGTATTTGTATATCATAAGTTTCTTGTCCGATTGTCTTAATACGCTTTAAAATTTTATCAAATGATACGATTTCGGTCTTACCTGAACGCTTTGTAACATACATTTCATCATCGAAATCTTGTATAGACGACATTTGTATATATTATTCATATACAAATGTCTATATCGTTTCTAACTATTATTTGGAATCCAGTTTTATTAAACAAATTTTATTCGTTGATGGAATATTTGTTATTGTATGGCTACCCGAAATATCATCTATAGTTACACTCATCTTTGGTATTCTGCGTTTTGGCGAACGATGTTCGTATCCTTCTACTTTTTCTTTTTCAATAGTATCCCATACGTCTTTTATATGATGAATTGCTTTAGAAAACCATGCTCTATTTCGTTGTATCAAAACACAAGAAATCTCATCTAAATACCAATATAGTTTATTAAAGAGTATCATATTGTCTACCTTTTCTTTCTCTTTTATTATCCATTCGTCAATTGATTCTGGATTTAATGGTATATCCAAAGGCATATAAATATATGTCGGACTGTCGTTTTCACTAAAATCATTGTTTATAAAATGTAATACAATTCCTCTATAATTCGTGTTTGTTGAATTCTTATAAAAATCCTCTTCATTATCGTATTCTTTTATACGTGTTTCTACAAAATCACATTTGTCTAAGTCGCATGTTTCCATTTGTATTTGGGTTTGTATCCAGTATTCTTCTTTGGGTATTCCAGTAATTTCACGATTTACAATATTTTTGATTTCTAACATAGTTCCATACTTTTCACTGGATGGTAATATATTAATACCGTCTGGAGAAGCACCTACATAATGATATTTTGAATGACGTATACATCCAAATTCACCTACTTTTGTCTTGTATAAATCCTCGTAAATCATTATTGTAACAGGTTCATATTTAACACCCCAGTGCATTGCGTTGGATGTACCATATGAAACATGTTCTACTGGATTAGCGTAAGCCTTGCATTTTTCATATATCAAACTATTCATTTGGGCTTGACTGCCTAATGCTTTCCATAAATTACTTGCTGACAATAGACTATTTCGGAATTCATACCATTCCGGAGTACGTTGAGCGGGTTGGGGTTGATTTTTGATATATTCAATTATGGTTGTTAGTTCTTTTTTTGAATATTTGTTTTTGTCTATAAAATCAGATGTATTTGAGATAGAACGGGGTACAATATGACTATTGTACGCTAAATATGATTCATGTTGGTCTTCTACAAAATTAACTATTTGTTGGAAATCATTGTCGTCGCATATATCTACATTTACCCATTCAATCGACAAATTAGTGCTAATACTGTCGACCATGTCTTTGTAGAATTTGGGTGATGATATTTTAAGTATGTTATCAGTATAACAGTCTTCCAATTGTTCGTATATATCTTCGATAATATCGTCTATTTCGTGTTCTTCAAATGAATCAAACAATAACATGGTTTCTTCTGTTTTACAAGATATAGATGAAGATATAGAAATTTCATCTATATCAGATTCATATAGCGAATTATTAGTAGATAAGGTGAATGTGGTATCGGTTTCTTCGCTATTGCTGCTGGTAAAGTATAGTTCTAAATCACTCTCGCTCATTTGTGTAATCTGTAATAATATAACATATTCTTTCTATACAGTTTTTACGTATTACTCTAATAGATTTTTATCAATAACCGTTTCTTTCAATATATTGCTGATTATCTTTTTTTCAAACTTTTCATCCTCTTCCTTACCATACCCCCCTAATGATGCCTTCGAATATTCAAAGAATTTATCGCATTCTGGCGTATCTAATATATCGTACTTTGGATTTTCGGCTATCCATGGATGCACTTGGGCTTTGTTCTTATTGGCTACTATACGAACTGCTTTACTTAAATGCTTTTTAGTTTCATCTTCTTTCGCCCATACATCTGAATCTTTTACATAGACCGTTTCACGTTTCAAATCCGTACAGTGTATTGGTCTTACATGGGGATGCATCTCGCGGATACGCTCTAACATGATATCGGATATCCCTCTTACATACCCTACTTCTCCTGTATTGATAAAATCATTTACAGACAATACGATTGACTGAATGAAATCATTCAGATTGATGGCGTCTTTACATGTCTCATTCAAAAATACATTCAGGTTGAACTTGTTGTTTGTTGTATTGTTGATTGTATTGTTGTTTGTCGTATTTCCTGTGTTCTTTGACAGTTCTATAATTGTATCTTGTTGGTCTGTCATTTTCTGTTGTTGATCTATCATTCTCTTATGTTGTTCTACCATCATCTCCTTGAATTCTTGGTTTTGTTTCAGTAACTCTATTACCAAGGATGAATCTACTGGGGTTGGGACTTGGACTACTTGGGTTTGGTCGGGTTCGGTTATATTTTCACTCGTACATTTCTGTTTGTGATACCATAAACTATTTCGGGCTTTATATACCTTACCACAAGAGCACTCAAATATGTCGGGCTTCTTATCAGTTCTATTTATTCTATTTATATGTTTTGCTGTCGTCAAGTGTGTATCGTAATTACTTTTCTTGCTGCTAACAAAGTCACATACTTCACAATAATATTTACATGCTTTTTTTGGCATTTTATTTGTTCTAAATAATCTATATATGGTGAACACACAATAATGCTTTATATCATTACTTTCACTAATATACTTAAAAATTATGCAAATAAAATTTTCACCATAAATTCAAAAATACTGCAATATCATCACAAACGCAATTTTAGAAACATATTAAAACAAAACTATCTCGGACATATCAAAAAAGGACATTTATAAAATGTCCATTTTTCCAAATCGTAGCCATTTCTTTTTTCTACTTTTTTAGCGTAAAACTATTTAATTTAAAATCATATTAATAATTATCGATTATAATCTTATTTTTTCGTGTAAAATCACTTAAAATAATATCGGGTGTAATGTATATATTATATGGGCGGAAATCATGGTTTTAAGGATGTAAAACGCTCCAATCATTTGACAAAATCGCAAAATTTCAATAAGCCTGGTAAGGCAGACCAACACACACGGGATAAATATTGGAATTGGGGTGGACGAGAGAAATATAAAGAATATGTCAATCAGGAGTTTGGCATTAAGTTCAAGACAAACGATACCAATTTTTATCTGGATAGTCGACAAAATTCAAATACGGACACCAGTCATATGACGGAAGAAGAAATTATAGATCTAAACACACAACTATATGAAGATTATTACAAAAACATTCCTTCAGATTGGGAAAATTTCAACGACAGAACAAGGTGGCGTGTGGAAAAAAATCGCAGCAAAGAGCGTCGTCGCGATGCGGATATGAAGATGGATAGATAATACTGATTCTTTTTACAATACAAAATTGAATTTGGTTGAGAATATAGTACATTACAAATATATACACAATGGAAAAAACTAATTTTCCTTACGATCCAGTTAATCGAATTCAAAAATTATATTACGAATATGATTTCAACGATATTCCTACGGTCTACAATAAAAATAAACTTATAAAAACCAAAACAAAATTAATTAAATATTTCCAATATTGTATGGAACATGTTAAAAACGCTCTTACTCCACAAATTGAAGAATGGGACAAACAATTTGCTGATTTAACAAAAGAATTAGATGAACTAGAATCAAAAGAAGAACAACTAAAAAAGCAAAATTTAGTCCAAGAAAAAAAGAAACTTCATAATATCACGTTAAATGTTATCAAAAGGCGGAATGATGTAAGACGTCATAATCAGTCAGTTTCTTTAGAACGTGAATTGGTTCATACCATGTGCGAAACGCTTGGTTTAAAATTGGATTATATAATTGCTCAAATACGTCGTATTCGTAAAAATTATAAAAAATGTAATCATTGTAAAAAAACTGCTATGATTACTATTTGTGATTGTAAATCGAAACATAAATTATGTTCGGAGTGTATTGATGATAAAACAGAATGTCCTGTATGTAAAGATGATTTTGGTTTGCAAAATTGTGCTATTTGTATGGAAAATAAAAATAAAAAGGATTTTGTAAATACAGGTTGTAAAAACGAACATAAAACATGTAAAGAATGTTTGGATAAAATTAAAAAAAGCAATAATATGTGCCCGTTTTGTCGTGAGGGTCTAGGACATAGACATGCTTTAATTCGGTATCAAACAGACGATATGACGCCATATAACAATTTTCAAGATTGGATGGAAACTAACGGTGTTATGGAGCGTATTTATGAACTCTCGAATGATGCGGGGTCAGCAGATGAGGTTAATATATCACCTCGTATTTTAGATGATGTCGTCATTAATAATATGAATAGTAACCCCACATTTCCTCAAAGTTCTGAAGAAGAATCTCAACGGATACTAACCAATTACCATTCCACAGTACACGAAAATCCTTTCTCTTCTCGTTACACGAGAGGAAGAGGAGGAAGAGGAGGAAGAGGAGGACGAGGAAGAATACCTACTGGAAATATTTACAGTAGGGAACAAGCAGCAGAATTAAATGATTGGACGCATTATAACGAATATCAAAATTGGATGGAAAGTATCGGTATTATTGAGCGTATTGATGAACTCCCGAATAATGGGGATACACGCGAACGAGCTATAACAGAATCGGATGCTCCACCCAATGAACAATTAGAGATACATGTTCGAGATATTGAGTTGATTACGCAACAAGCAGGATGTACTAAGGAGGAGGCTATCAATGCTTTCAAAGATAATGATATGGATATAGTCAGTGCGATTATGTACCTTACGTGAAAAAAACAATATATATATGTATAGGTAAGATAACATTATTCAACTGTAAACAGAGAAGGGATACTAAAGTGTATAAAGTTGTTCCAAATATCAGGATTTTCTCGGATTAGTCTGGGACTCATTTTAATAGATGGATTTTTTATTAGATCATACTGACTCCACTTCATGTTAGGATTATTTTTTACAATATCCCATGTAATATTTGGGTTTTGAGAAATTGTTTCCATATCCCAATCCAGGGTTGTATAACTTTGTATAATATCCCAAGTTATACAAGTATGTTGTCCAAATGCGGACATTTTTGTATGACCTTTTTCCAAATAATGCGTTTTAATTTGGGACCATGTTGTATTATTTACATTATGCTCCATTACATCAATACGAATTTGGTCGCGCAATGTGTTATCTATTGGTAATTTTACTACGTCTTCTACTGCAATGTCTGAAATACAATAAATTGTATCCCAATCCCACTGCCAATCGAGGTTAGCTAACACATGTTTGATACTGATATTAGGGTTTCTATTTACTCCCGCCAAACACCACGGTAAATCAGGGTTTTTTTTTATAATTTCCCAAGTAATACTCGGTTGACTTGATATAATATATAAAATACGCCACAATTCTATTTCAGGGTCATCTTTTAGTTGTTTTTCGATAAAACCCCATTCAAAATTTGGGTTCAAACATAAACCAGTATTATCCCAATCGATATCATTATTGGTAGCAACTATGTCTGGTGTAACACATGGATGCATTGAAATATTATACATTTCTGCCATATAGGAATATTCTTGTAGTCCGTGATATATTTGTTCCCACGTGCTGTCTGGATTTTTATATATATTTTCCCAACAGTTGTATATGCAAACATTTTGTTCGTCTTTTGGAATGATGTCTGCGAATGATTGGTAAACATCAAAATCTGATATACATATTCTATCCCATTCCCATTTACAGTCGATATTATTACGAATAATATCGACTGTAATATTGGGATTACTGCTGATTCCCTTCCAATTCCACTTTATATGAGGATTGTCTATAATATTATCCCACATAATACACGGATTACAACTCACACAATACCAATCCCAGTCCTTATTGGAATGCGTAGTAATAACATCAATTGATATCCACGGACTGCGACTCAAATTCCACCAGTTCCAATTTTCATCAGGGAAATCTAAAATCAATTGATTATATTCTTGACGAATGTTACTATTAGACATATTCACTTCTTGTTAACATACATCATATTGAATAATAAATATTCAATTTTATAATTAAAAAACACTATAAATATTGGTTATACTGTTATTGCGAACCACTTATTTGTTTGAATCGGAGGAAGAAGAAGAATAGATTAACCATGAGGTTAACATAACCACCGCAGCAGTTCCAATTACAATTCCCGTAGTTATAGGATATACACAAACTATTGCGCATATTGCAATACCACCACAACTTGCCGCTACACATACACCCTTCCATAATATGTTTATAATTTTGTTTAATATAATCATAAATAATATACTTACCGTTATATTTATAACTCCTTCGCGTGTGGTGAGAGATTTAATTTTCTTAATAATTGTATCTATAATTATATCTATATTCGATACAGGTTCGGCAGCGTCCGTGTTGTTTATATTCGGTACAGGTTCGGCAGCGTCTGTGTTGTTTATATTCGGCGCGGTGTTACCGTCGTTGACCGTTACCGAACATTTCTTCTTAAAAGATTCTGCGATTTCTTTAAATTCAACATTCTCCTCCAGTTTCTTTTTTATGTCCGGTTCATTCATAATAAGAATCAATAATCGCGACATATAACCTCCTAATTCGTCTGAATTATCTACTCGAACGTTCACATTATCTAATCGAACATTCACATTATCTAATTGAACGTTCATATTATTTAGATGATTCCTCACGGTATTCGACGGCATATTTAAATATTTTATTGCACTATTAGTTTATATATTTTAATATCAATTTTTTACGAGTTATATTATCACCTAGCAATGAATAATATTATCTATCATATGACCTACAAATGAGGTTATATGTTCTACGTAATCCAAACTGGGGTGGTGATCAATCTCATTGGGGAGATCAATCTCATGGGAATGGGCTACAACGTCTGTCATATAATCGACATCAATTACATCATCCATATCAGCATCGGCATCGGCATCGGCATCGGCATCAGCATCGGCATCGGCATCGGCATCGGCATCGGCATCAGCATCAGCATCGGCATCGGCATCAGCACAATCGTCTGCTGTAATACATTTATATAAACACACATTTCCAAGAGTAAAGTAACTAATTTGTATAAATTTCATAAACTTTTTGTCACGCCTTTCACGTTCGAAATATTCTTCTTGTGATACAAGAAGTGTTCTAATCCGTGGCGGTAAATTATCATCTCCACCATATTGTCTTCTGATTTCGTTTGGATTTAACAATGTTGTATCTGGTGCACGACACATAGGACAGGTTATAATAAGAACGCCACTCCGCGAATTATTAGCCATAGTATTACGCCAATTATTTATGCAAATATTGCAAAACGAATGGCCACACGGCAATATAATTTCAAATATATTATTTTGCTCGTTTGTTTTTAGTTCATAACAAATAGAACAATACCTACCGTCAGTATTATCATATATTGTTATTAAAGCATCCGGTTGATTATCGTCAATATTTATAGACATCTTCACTATAATATTAGTTATCATATTGAATAAAGTATCCTTTCAATTTTATACAAAAATGAATGGTGAGAGTGTTCCAGAACCATCATATAACGCACAATAAGTGTATATCCAATAGATTATTCGAACCAAAATAAACATCACACACATCGTTCATATATTCTAATCAAAATATGGTATTTATGTATGAAGTCAATATCGGTAGATTTAACACCCAAAAAAACAAGAGAAGAAATCGAAGAAGAAAAACATATACGAGAACAAGAGAAGAAGGCAAAGAAACGTCAAAAACGAGTAGTAACAAACCATAAAAAATGGGAATTTACGGAAGAAGAGTTACAATGTTCTCAACAACTACAATATATAATGCAAATAGAAGATGAAAAAGAGAAAGACACAAAACAATATAAGTGTATTTCCGAGAGCTTTAGACAAAAACTAAGTAGTTATCGTAGTCAAGACACTCAAAAAGACCGTTATTCCGAAGAAAATTTCACTACAATTGAGAACATTATAGAATTATTACAAGAATCGGGCAATATATGCTATTATTGTAGAGAACCCGTCAATGTTCTCTATGAATATGTGCGAGATCCGAAGCAATGGACGCTTGAGCGAATAGATAATAGTATAGGTCATAACAAAGGAAATCTAATGATAGCCTGTCTGGGATGCAATTTAGGTAGGAGAACAATGCATCAGGAAAGATATGTGTTTACAAAACAGTTGAATATTGTGAAAAAAGAATAACAACGAAACTGATATATAAACATGTATACAATTGAATTCAATGACAGATTTAAATAATAATATCGAGAACAATCGTAAGAATATCTACAATAAACTGGATTATTTCTATAAAACAAATAAAATTCCCCATTTAATATTTCATGGTGAATCCGGGTCGGGTAAGCGTTATATAGTAGATGAATTTATACAAAAGATATACAATAATGATAGACATAAGATAAAACAGAACGTAATGATTGTAAATTGCGCTCATGGTAAGGGTATAAAATTTATACGTGAGGAATTAAAGTTTTTTGCGAAGACAAACATAAGGTCAGATTCAGGGGCATCTTTTAAAACAATCGTATTGATTAATGCCGATTTTTTAACGATAGACGCTCAATCGGCACTAAGACGATGTATAGAATTATTTAGTCATACTACCCGTTTTTTCATCATTGTAGAGAACAAACACAAACTATTGAATCCAATTTTATCCCGTTTTTGTGAATTGTATGTTCCTGAATATATAAAAGATGATAAAATTGTAAATTTACACCAACATTTTATAAACGAACATATAACCCATGTAGAACATAAGACAGAATGGTTAGACACACAAATAAAGGATACGAATATGGATAATCATATGGAAATAATGGATTTCGCTGAGAAATTTTATCAAGAAGGGTTGTCTTGCTATGACTTTATAGATTGGGCGAAACATACCGATAGAATATCGGATGTCAAAAAAAACGAAATAACTATATGTTTTAATACCATAAAATCCGAATTTAGAAACGAGAAACTATTGCTGTTATATTTATTAGATTATTTGTATTTACGTTTAAACCCCACCTTAAAAAGTGTGTTAACAATATAATTAGATGGACGATTTTGTTTTATCCAACTTACAAGAATCTCGTAATGAATGGTGTAGTCGTTTGGTTAGTATTTTTACCCCCTTAATTTTAGGGGGTGTAAAATCATTGTTTAATGAATCATGGAAATTGTGTATTGATAATGATGAACCAAACAAATATTTAATGACATTTCAAAATTTATTATCCAGAATTCCCAAATGGAATAATGAAATAATAGAAGATGAACGAAAACGTATAATTGAACGTAGTGGTTGTAATTATTTAGAAGATTTGATTACTTGCGTCCATATTATTCAACTAAAAGTCCTTACGTGTATTCGTGTTGGAAATAAGCAAAAGAAGATAGATATATCAATCCCCAAGTTGGATAGCTTCATTCATAAGGTATATATCAATGTAGCACGAAAGGTATATTCAAATGTGTATTTGTTTGACAAGAACATAAGCCCACTACAATTACAAAAGAACAATCGTGAACTGGAAAGTATCATTCAAGAGTGTATTTTAATTTCTATTCGCGAAAGCATCCCAACGGAAGCTATTATTCGTGCTTATATGGATGAAAGTGTAGAACAAGAGGAAGAGGTAATTATTGAAGATATAAATGAAGAAGAAGAAAAAGAAGCAGAAGAGATTATAGTTCCTACATCTCAACCCGACTCAATAAATGATATTGATGAAGTTGTACCAGACGTTGTACCCGCGATTCAAAATGTAGACAACGAGGCAGTTGTAACAAAGTTATCTTTTAATGACATGGATGCCATATTAGATGAGTCTGATAATGTAAAAACAATAGAAGCTCCCAAGTCAATCGAGCGATTGGAAGAAATCAGTACGGAACGCGCTTTTCAAAGACAATTAGACGAGGAGTCTGATGATGAACGTATCCAAATTTCAGCCGAGCAGGTAGATTTAAGAGACTTTGACGAACTTGGTTCTACTCATCCAGGGCATAATAACGATGACAGTATTATTTTAGATGGTATAGAAGAATTAGTATAATTTAGGCGGATTCGTCTGTTTACAAATAAAAAAATAACAAAAAATTATATTAGTAATGGAAAAAGCATTTATACTATCGTTATTTATAACCGGTGTCTTTTTTGTATCCAAATTAATTGATATGAAATATATCAGCAAGGAATGGAAACCAATCAAGACGGTTATCCGTGAATCCCTTTTTGTATTGGTATCAAGTATCCTGTCAGTAGTAGTATTTTTTCTCACTAATGGTAAGATGAGTGAGTTTTTCGATATCTTAACAGAAAGTAAGACGTTAAAGCCATCTGCGACAGAAGTATTCACCGGTGAGCCTGGGTTCTAAGTACACACTATAAGTAAAAATTGATTACTTATAGTTTATAAAAATATAGACATACTATAAAATGAGTGCGATTCAATCAATAAACACGTTTAAAAAGGAGGGGATAAATGCTCTTGAAAATATACAAGAACAAAGGTACGTTACAATAATACAGAAGGCAAATGAGGCATATTATAACAACAATCCGTTAATGACCGATAATGAATTTGATATTGTAAAGGAATATTTCGAGAAGAAGTTCCCAAACAACCCGGTTTTACAGAATATTGGTGCTCCAATCACCAAAAACAAAGTGACCTTGCCCTATAACATGCCTTCAATGGATAAAATAAAACCAGATACGGATGCTTTGAATAAATGGATGAAAAAATACACCGATAATTACGTATTATCATGTAAATTAGATGGAGTTAGTGGAATGTATACAACTGAGAACAATACACAAAAATTATATACTCGCGGAGATGGAACTATAGGACAAGATGTAACACATTTACTTTCCGTTTTGAATTTACCAAAATTAAAGGATATTGTAGTTCGGGGTGAATTTATAATATCAAAGGCAAAATTCGAAGAAAAATACAAATCCAAATTTGCGAATTCACGGAATTTGGTAGCAGGTATAATAAATAGTAAAACGTTGGATAACAAGGTAAACGATATGGATTTTGTAGCATATGAAGTGATAAAACCGGTATTATGCCCCAGCGACCAAATGAAATTATTAGAAAAATACGGATTTAATACTGTTAGAAATTTACAGATGTCATCGTTAACCAATGAATTATTATCACAATTATTAATTGATTGGAGAAGTAATTATGAGTATGAAATAGATGGTGTAATTGTATCAAATAATAAAAAATATGCTCGTACCGAAAAAAATCCAGAACATTCATTTGCGTTTAAAATGGTAATATCAGACCAAGTAGCCGAGGCAAAAGTGGTGGATGTAATATGGAACGCAAGTAAGAGTGGATATTTGAAACCTCGCGTTCGGATTGAACCAATTCATATAGGTGGTGTAAAAATAGAGTATGCTACTGGGTTTAATGGAAAATTCATAGAAAGTAATAAAATCGGTATTGGTGCGGTAATTCAACTCATTCGAAGTGGTGATGTAATTCCATATATAAAATCAGTAACCACAGAAGCTGAAACCGCAAAAATGCCTGATGTTCCTTATCATTGGAATGAAACAAAAGTAGATATAATATTAGACAATATAGAGGATGACGTAACTGTAAAGGAAAAAAATATAACAAGTTTCTTCGTAGGTATAAGTGTAGAGGGATTATCAAGTGGAAATGTAAAAAGGTTAATGAATGCGGGGTATGATTCGATTATAAAAATAATTCATATGAGAAAAGAAGATTATGAAGGAATCGAGGGATTCCAGACAAAAATGATAAATAAAATATATAATGGAATACAAGACCGATTGAAGGAATCCACATTAGTAGAAATAGTAGCAGCATCAAATCTTCTTGGACGAGGTATTGGAAAGAAAAGATTGGAACCAATATTTGAACGATATCCAAACCTATTTACACTGTTAATTTCAAATGAGGAATTAAAAATAATGCTACTATCGGTTAACGGTATTGGGGAAGAAAATGCTACAAGTATAGTAGAAAATATGAAAAAAATGAAGACGTTTTTAGTAGATGCGAACCTACTATATAAATTATGTCAAGAACGACCCAAACAAACAGACGAAAATAAAAAATCTCCTGTGAAAGTAGACCATATTTTACATGGAAAAAACATAGTAATGACAAAGGTACGAGATGCGGACATAATAGCTGCGTTATCTAAATATGGTGGAAAGTTAGAGAACAACATTACAAAAAATACGTTTGTTCTAATTACAAAAAGCCATGATGATATATCATCCAAAACAAAAAAAGCAAACGAATTAGGAATTCCGATAATGACTCCATTGGAATTCACAGAAAAATATCTATAATTATCGTTTCATCGTATGTGTTTTTGGTGGTATAGGAAACACTTCATTATTTTTGGAAAATCTAACCGATTTTTTATTAGGGTTATTACATTTAATAGTTGGAAAGGTTGGACCAAATAATGTGTAGACTGATGGAGTCATTTGTTTGATACAATATATAGTCATTTACACTATACATACAAAACATATATTACGAAATCTATGTTTTGAATACTTAGAAATATTTTGGTAGACGATTTACATCCATTACATGTTCTCCTACTTCGTCACTATTAATGATAAATTGATTAAAGAAAGAAAACTGTAGTTGTTCTTGGGGTGTGTGTTTATGGACTGTTCGAGCAATCATTTTATATAATTTAAAATCGGGATATCGTTCGTCTCCATTTTTCTTATATAGTATATTCTTGTTGTTGTCATCTAAACACCATCGATATATAGTTTTTTGTAAATCATCATAATCATCATAGTCGAGATGTTCTGGAATGATAAAATCATAAATAGAACACCCCAGACGACATAAGTCAAAACTCATATTAGGTTCCAGTCTGGGTTTTTTGTTATTGAAAAATGGCTCACAATTATATTGTGTATCCGCATCGCCACCTGGACCGAAACTATCAGAACAATATGTAGTACCATTAAACCGATATATGCTTCTTCCGAAATCAATTATTTTGTATATTTTGCCATAAGTAGGTACTTTATATACGATGTTCTCGAATTTATAAAACAAGAATGGTATGTCTGTCTTAATATACATAATATTATTAGTATGAAGGTCATTATGTGTAAATGAAAATAGGCGTTGATATATAATAAGAGTCATGACAACTTGAAATAGAGCACTTGCTGTATTTTCCAAGGTAACATTTCCAGATGTAAAGAGGTCGTCAAATGTACCATCACATTTTTCAAGGCATATCATTTGAACGGGGTAGTTATTAATATATGCGTATTGTTCGTCTTGCATATCGGGTAGACTATCATCATTCGATGTATCAGTATTGGTTTCCCAATCACTTCCCGAATCATCATCAGAATCATTGTTATCAGAATCACTGGTATCTGATATAGAACTATTATCGTCACTGGATTGTTCTTCTTTGGAATCGGGATTAGTAGTGTTATCTACATTTAGTTTGTTCTCATATATAATACAATCATCGAGAGATTCAGTTGTAATATCATCAAGTTCAGTGAAAGAATCGATAATAGAAATAGCGGAAATATTATGATTTGATTTCGATATACATAACTTAGGTCGTTGTTTTCTGGAATCCTCGTGTTGATGTTGGTCTATATTTACATGTTGAAGTGTAAAAAGGCGATTAATATTATTATTAAAAAATGTCGATTCGGTTAAATAATCAATATCATCTGACACATCATATTTATATTTATTCTGAATTCCCAGAAAAGAACCATAGAAATCCAAACAATTTACTATATTATGATTTTGTAAAGTCATACTACTCAAATAATAGAAAAATGTATCAACATAAGCACAATTATGTTGTGAACTAATTTTAGAAATTACATTTTGAGAAATATCATCTGAAACAGACACCGAAACCGGTAAATTATGCAAGAATTCAGTATTGTCTTCATATTTCCCTATCATATAACGTAGTGGGTCTAACAATGGAGAAAATTTAAAGAAAATATCTTTTTGATACTCTATGCCAGACATATCAATCACTGAATGAGTATTTACAAAATGTTTATGATGATTTAACTGAATCATATTATAATTTTTCTTAGAAAGAGTAAATAATTCATCGTAAATAGGATTATATTTTTGTGGCTTATCAATACAAAATGGGTTATATCCAATTTGTACGTCATCAGTAGAAGGAGTATAGTTTTTCTCTAAAGAAGCTATATCAATCTGATTACTTTTGTAGTAACCAACTGAAAATTTATTATCAATCACAGTTTTTATATTCATATACAAGATTTACTATAAGTATTTAATACATTTTTATGCTTAAATACAAACCAATTCAATTTGTAAACTACAACTATAACCACAATCTCGTTTGAATTACTTTAGAATAATATAATATTAAAGTATTGTAAAGACAATGAGTTTGGAATTAAAAAAATTTAATATGCGTGAAATCACATTCAAACCCGATGAAAATAAAGGTCCAGTGATTGTTATGATAGGAAGGCGTGATACAGGAAAATCATTTTTAGTAAGAGATTTGTTATTTTATCATCAAGATATTCCAGTAGGAACGGTAATGTCTGGAACTGAAGCCGGAAATGGATTCTATGCGGCTCATGTTCCTAAGCTATTCATCCATGAAGAATATAACACGGTCCTTATTGAAAATATTTTAAGACGACAAAAGACGGTGTTAAAACAAATGAATAAAGAAATAGAACAGCATAAAAAATCAAAGATAGATCCAAGATGTTTTACAATTTTAGATGATTGTTTGTACGATCAATCATGGACGCGTGATAAAATGATGAGATTATTATTTATGAACGGTCGTCATTGGAAGGTAATGTTGATAATTACAATGCAGTATCCATTAGGTATTCCTCCGAACTTAAGAACAAATATCGATTATGTATTTATATTACGTGAGCCATATTTAACAAATCGTAAGAGAATTTGGGAAAATTATGCGAGTATGTTTCCCACATTAGAATCATTTTGTAGTGTAATGGACCAAACAACTGAAAATTATGAATGTTTGGTTATTAATAATAACGCCAAATCCAATAAATTAAACGACCAAATCTTCTGGTATAAAGCTGAAAACCACCCTCCATTTAGATTAGGAGCAAATGAATTTTGGGAAATGTCAAAGAAATTAGGGTCGGATGATGAAGATGACGCATACGACCCAAGTAAAGCAAAGAAAAGTAAAGGACCCGCTATAAATGTAAAAAAGAGTAAGTGGTAAAATAATATATTTATGAAAGTTGTAAATATATTATGCGTAATGATTATGGGTCATACATGTCTTCATTAAATTCAATCTCGTCATCCGAATCGTAATTCTCGGTATCACAAAAATTATCCACTGAAACATCGGTTTGACGAATAAGCTCGTTTAATCGGTTTGCGAATTCTTCATTGAAATCAAGTAGTAAATTATTACTGATGTCCGTAATTGGTTCGCTATCAGTGGTGTCGTCGTCTATAATTGTAGATGTTGTATCAAGTTTCATATATAGTTCTGGTTCAGTTCTACCATCGGGAGTAATAAATGATGTATATCTCTTTCTATTCTTAATTACAACAATTTTTCTACCAATTCCAGGACATTTTTTAAGAATATTATTAATTTCTGTTGACATACGTTTATAATTAGGTGCTTGTTTACTAAGATCAAAATTATATTTATAATGAATATAGTTTGAGACAGCTATCTTAAACGTGTTGATTAGAATATCATTTGGAAAATCTTCATCTATGTTAATGTGCGGATAAAATTCATTAATCATATCATATATGTTATCTACAATCTCGTCTTCATCTTCATTATCAACAAATTGATTGAGATATGTATCTCTTATAATAAGTTTGTAATTATCGCCAAACACATCGAGATTGAATTCAGATAGAAATAATTTTTGTACTATATCTGGAACAATTGAGAATCGTTCTTTCATATAAAAATAAATATTGTATAAGTTACTTGTTGAAAAGACAACCCCGCTGTATGGGTTTTTTGGATTAAGTGGTTCTGAATGAAACATAGGAGAATTACAAACCGCTGCGATTATTATATGTGAAAGGTCTTGTAATGTAAATAAATACGTACAATTATTATCATATAACTGGATTACATTTCTTTGGGTTATTGATATGGGTGCTAACAATAAATCATGGTCGACCTTATTCTTTGAGTATCTTTGTCTAATAACTTTCGCAAAGTTAGCAAACGCCCAATATGTTTTTTGAATATTACAAAAAAAATCTAAAAATAAGTTCTGATTTTCTGGTGAAATTAAAAATGTATCCGTAATATTTTTGTTTAGTTCTTTGAATTTCGGTTCATTAGACAATACAAATAAACATTTAATCAGATTAGCATGTAAGTACGTTTGATTATTAACATCAAAAATGTGTTTCATATAGGAAATGCGACGAATCGAATCGTCCAACCGAGTACGAATTGAATCGTCCAAATGAGTACCAATCGTTTTATACGTATCGATACTAATATCATGTTCGTACTTTACATCATGTATAAATAATTTATGAGCTATATAGGTAAATGTTTTCATGTTATCTATAGAATAGAAAATAAAATTTTTATATCTTTTCAACATAATATATAACTAACTGTATTATGTTGAAAATCGATTGTCAGGTCTAATCTTCCTTTTTACTATCATCCGTAATAGCAAGTTCGTCTGCCAACTTAGCAGATTCAGCTGTATTTACCTCGCGTGATTCAAAATCAACATTTTCAGGAACACCATTTAGATTGCCCTCTTCGTCAATTGTCTGCGTAAGTACATTCCCACTTGATTTAGCATTTTCTATATTCTCCATTATAGCCTTCTTTTTTGTCTCACGAACACGTTCCTCAAATTCCTTTTTAGCGAGTTCTTCATTCTTCATTTTCTCTGAGTGTAGTGCGTTTAGTTCATCTTCCATATGCTCTACCCGTCCGGTTTTGTACGCGTCTGGGTCCCAAGGAATCCATACACCAACCGGTCCAACATAAATATCATGATTAGGGTCACTTTCACGGAGTTTTTTACATTTTCCCTCAGCTTCCTCTTGATTCGCAAATACTCCACGTATTTTAAGACCACGAACAGATGTTTGGAAAGCATGTTCGCGGTTGAATTGTTCATTTAGCTTATCCTCCTGTTTATCCAAAAAGTTCTTGTAATCATCTTCAATTCCACTTTTCTTTAATTTGTCGGATTCTTCTTTAACAAAATCATTAAAATCCCCGATTAGTGTCTCAACATTAATGTTGTGTTTATATGAGATAAAATGGATGAACTCAAAGTATCTTTCCATAGATTTAGAAAATTCCCAGTTTTTGATAAATTGATTGAATAGATATACTTCACGTTTTTGCAAAATTTTTTCGGGAGATACAAATGACATACATGCGAACTTTTGTCCGGCAATAGCTTGGTCTTCGTCGCACAAATCAACATATTTGGCGTTCATTGAACCATCCGCATTCATTTTCTTTTCGTATCCAGACATTTTAGGAATATACAGAATATAGTGTTGATTATTTAAGTGATTTCAAGTATTATTATTAAATTATTATATTTTTTTGTTAGGGTATAATATAAACATAATGTTTGATTTAAACGAGTTAGTTAAACGTGCTGTAAAGTACTTGATTGAAGGTTTAGTTGTTGCTCTTGCCGCATTCGCTATCCCAAAGAAACAACTGAATGTTGAGGAGATTATTATTATTGCCTTAACCGCTGCTGCTACATTTAGCATCCTTGATGTGTTCATCCCTGCTATGGGTTCTTCTGCCCGCGGTGGTGCTGGCTTCGGTATTGGTGCTAACTTGGTCGGTGGTCTTAAGTTGGCAGCATAAATTTTAGATTTTTATTGAAATAACTATATAGTTCAATAAAATATTCAAAGGTGTAAAAAGAAGTATAAAAAGAATCATAATATATATCATAATGGATACACCTACAACTCAGGAATTAAATGATGAAATTAACGCACTACGACAACAGGTAAGTACATTAAAAACTCGTCTTTCAAAATATACAAACAATGAGAGACATAAAAAGTACTATGAAAACAATAAAGATAAAGTTAAACAGAACGCAAAGCTATATATAGATAAATTGAAAGAAGAGAATCCAGATAAATTAAAGGAATATCGTAAGCGAGCATATATGAATAGAAAACAAAAGGAAAAAGATTAAGCATCGTAATATGGATTATCATGTATTTTCATTCCACAATATTGTTGCGGTTCCTTTTTATAATCAACCGGGTTATGTATACCTGATTCCTTAGCGCATTCTAATAAGAATTTAAAGTTACTCCAAAACTCGCTTTTATGCCCTATTGATTTTGTCATTACATGTGATAACTCATGAATGGCTACGAATGTTAATGTACTTTCGTCAATTAAATGGTCGTTATCTTCTTTGTCTTTATTTAAACAAAATGCGACTTTTTCACCTTTATTCTCACTATATGCGGTATAACTACTTGTAGGTAGTGTTTCCATTATCTTCTTTGGGTTGAAATTTTGTTGTAATCTTTTCACATTTTCTTTGTCTGGGTATTTATCACCTACATATGTAACCAACTCTTTACATTTGACCGTAATTTTTGCGAGTAAATCTGCTGCTTTTTCAATGTTTTCTCTTTCTCTAACGCAATATTTATTACCATCAACTGTGGATACAATACATGTTAATTGGAAACTTTCATAGTTCTCGCGGTATACATAATAACTGGTGCTTAATATGAATCCTATTATAAAATATCCTAAAATGTCTTCACTTCTCATTATACATATTCATGATAAAAATACAATTCCCTTGAAATATATTATATAACAATAATGTCATATAATATCAATAATAAACTTAAGCGCCAATCTCTAAAGCTTGACGAGTAGAGTCTCCTTCAATGGTGCTCTGGTTCCATGGACCAATATCAGCCTTGGAGATCACTGGGTCGGAACGAAGTTGAAGGTTAGCATTTCTCATAGACTGACCGATAGTATCGAGACCAATGTGGTAACCAGCCTCAAGAAGGTCGGGCATCTTTACGCCCTCAGCATCAACATTAGTAGGGTTTAAATTATTCCACTCACTGTTTTTATCAGCAGGTAACAAATCAGTAGGATTCGCCACAGGTTGAAGAGCATATCCGGATTCAGTCTTTCCTGAAGAAGGCTTAGGTCCATCGGTAGCTGCGGGTTCCTCCTCCTTTTCAGCGTCCTTATCATTGGTACCATCCTCCATCATATCGCGTACCATTTTCATTTGTCCGTTATATGACATTAATCCATATATAGCGATGATAGATATGATAATTACTAACATCATCTTGGGTGTAAAAAACTTAGTAAGATTCTTAAACATTTCGTTTATATAAACGCCTGATAAAAAATATTCACGCTATATTGTAAAATATGCTAAAATATAATGTTTATTTCTAATCATTTTCACTATTTATACTTTCATCGTCAATCTCTAAATCACTTGTATCACTATCTATCTCATTCAACATGTATGTATTTTTAATATTCTTTGCTTCTAAATACGAAGATAATGCCAATTCTTTCGCAACTTTCGCTTTTTGTCGGGCATCTCTATACATTTGATAATATACTTCATTCGGTTTTTTTAAAGTTAGTTTTTCATCAGTAGGTAACTCTTCTAAAGTAAATACTACCTCTTCCATTGAATCATTCGAATTTTTTATGTTTGTATTATTGTCAATTGAACTGTCGGGTTCATCTGATACGGTATTAATATCAATGTTTGTATTTATTGTATCCGTATCAATACTATTTGGTTGTGATGATTTTCCTAAATTATTTGTATTGTTATCTGATTCGGGTAATATTTCAGACTGTTCTATTTCAGACTGTTCTATTTCAGATGAAATATCATTTATCAAGTCAGATACAATCTCGTTAGTGTTGTTATCATCTGTAGAAATCATAATAGGTTTAGTGATGGATTGTTTAACTAATTCCTCAGTTTGTGCGGTCGTCGTTTGTGAGTGTATTTGTGGTTTTGTCTGTATAACGCATTTGTCAAATAATTTAAATTCTTCAGGTCTGAGTAATAATGATTGTTTCATTTCGAGTTCTATCTGAAAACTTCTTGCCGAACACTTAATCCCTTGAACTTCAATTATATTCATCAACTTGGTATTTTCGGTAATTGTACTGAAATCAACTTGATTCTCGTCTTCGTCGTATATTTTAATAGAAGGTTTGTCGAGTGCTGTAGGTATATTTGTTCTTATCAAATAGAATTTACCCGATTTATACACTTTCAATGGTGATGTAAAGTAATTTTCAATATCTGCCTTTTCCATATTACCATCAAACCATGTATCACGATGTTCGTAAATATATTGAATACAATACTCTTCCAACTTCTCAAACCATTGAATAATATATTCATCTTCATTCGTGAAAAGCATATCCGTGTAGTATTTTCTACCATTCTTTACAAACCCATTACGAGTATTACATGCGGGTGGTTGTATATATAGAGGGATATTGTCTTTTTTAAACCGAATAAAGTAATTTCCACCTGAAATAAGAGTAGGCTTTGCCAGTACTAACTTATCAAAATTAAATTCACGCAACTTTTCATTCGTATCGTAGATTTGTTCCATATTAGTTTGTATGTCATGTTCTCTTTATTATAGTTTACACCTTTGAATATTAGTTTTTTCGTTTAAATTATAATTAAAGTTTCTTTGAAGTTTTTAATACGTAATGAATGCAAAGTTTGCGAGATAGTTGTATAGCACTTTTTAAAGATGAGAATATAAAACGAGATTTAAGAGAAATTATGAAACCAATACGTGATACAATATACGACGAATTGAATATATATGTCTGGATCATACTTGTTTACAACATATTTTTAGTTTTTATCATTTTAGCGAATTTATTTTTATTGCTTCGTTTGTTGAGATATTCAAATAAAGTTTCTTATCTGGATTAATATGTTCTTTTATAATATAATGACATCTCATAAGACAAATAAACGTTCATATAAAAAACGCCCCGTTAAAAAAACAACACAGAAAGGCGGCGATATCCAAGTATTTGGATATACATGCAAAAAGGATGAAGCGAACATGGAGGAAGATAAATCTATTGAAGTAGAGAACATGGAGGTAGAGAATATGGAAGAAGATAATTCTCCTGACACAGAGAACATTGAGGAAGAGAACTCTCCTGAAGTAGAGAACAACAACGAAGATGATGATGAAGAAGAAAGTGATGATGAAGATAACATTGGTGGAGGTAAGAAAGGACGCAAAGCCAGAAAATCAACAAAAAAAGCACGAAAGTCACATAAAAAGACTCGCAAAACAATGAAAAAGAAGGGTAAATCAGCATGGACTACTTTTGTTACTGACTTATACAGAAAGAATAAACAAAAGAACCCTGTTTACATGTTTAAAAACGCACTAAAAGATGCTGCTAAAATATACAAAAAGTAATACATGAATATAAGCAATTAGAAAAACAACTTTAGTAATATTATAAAATGGATAATATTACTAACAGCAATCAAAGTTTGATAGCCAATTCAAATAAAAATGAACGAGAACTTTTAATCGAACATGTAAAAAACTGGGTTATTTTAGACCAAAGAATACAAATGATTAATGAAAAAACGAAACAAATCCGAGAATTAAAATCAACTGTTACTACTGAAATATGCGATTATATGAAACGTAACAACCTAACATCAAATATAGGTATTAGTCATGGAGAACTTCGCATGTATGATAAGAAAGAATATAAACCACTTACATTTACCTATGTAGAAAAATGTTTGAATGACATTATCAAAGACAAAACTCATGTTGAATATATAATTAAATATTTGAAGGACAATAGAGAAATAACGGTATCACAAGATATTAAGCGTGTTATGCAAAAATTATAAATATAAATAATATATATAATAATGTTTACTATAGATACATCTGATTTTCAAGATTATATATTCCGAAAAGATATTACTGGAGATAACGTAGTTGGTGGTTATCCTATTAATAATTTGATAAATATTGAGAACAATGAACGGTCTATGTTAGGCGGGTCAAATGACATAGGAACATCTCGTTTTGATGGGTTAGTCGTACCAATTGGATTGGCAGTAGACCCAAAAACGATTTTGGGTGGATGTTCTCAATTAACAAATATAAAAATGGTAAATAAAGATGAGACTATAGATGATAATTTATTTAATGTGTTATTTGGTAAAGTAAAACATAACAACGGAAACAACAAGACGAGAAAAAGTAAGAAACGCTAATTAGATGTACTATATGTTTCAGATAATATATCGTATTTTGTATCTTTCAATAACAATACTATCATAGACACTACAATTACATTGAATATACCACTATTCATATTTTCAATGTCACTTCCATCTTGTTTTGTAGCAAAGATTATATCAAACCATTCGGGACCATAATTATAATGTAGAGATTCGTGATGTTCAATATGGATATTATTAGTCTCAAATATATGATAATTGATAGAATGATATGATGTGTAAACTAAACTCCAAATAAGTATAACGTAATGATTTAATAGATGTATATTGAGAACACTTTTAATATATAATAATGGGAATAATAATATAGCACCTCCTATTGTAAAAAAATTAAAAACGTTATCAAGCATAAAAGTAAGTATGCTTGAGTTCTCAGTATGGTGTGTTTTATGAAAGTATCCAAATGTATCTGGATATGTATGAAATAATCTATGTATAAAATACGTCCATAATGTAACTATAATAGATGTAATAGCTGATATGTAATAATTGTTTAACGTGTAATAATCAACAATAATACTGACAATAAAGCTCAAGATAATAATAGGTATATTTACCTGTAAAAATTTGATGTAATTGTCAATCCTTGTATCTTGCGTATAATATTTCATTCCTATGTAGTACTGATATATTCTATAAATGTATGTTTCGCTAATACCAATAATATTTTACTTGTAACGACCATTAAACCTACAAATAAACATTGAAGTGTTTTATCACTTGATGTTAATTTACTATAAGATGGCGTATAAGGCGATGTTATTGTGTTTATCATATTGTCTTCTAAATATAAATTTTCGATAATTGTAATCGGACAATCTTGATATATAATATTCGTTGTTAATACCATAAATAATAACATATTTATCATTATTAAAATAGATACATCATTTGTCATAAGAGTAATAATTATAGGTAATGAGAACATTACCCAATGTAAAAATAGTAAAGCCCACTTTATAGGACTTTCGTATAAAGATTGTACTATATTAGGGTATATCATATCTAAATTATGGAGGCATTATAATTTAGATAATATCACGAACAACACCGCTTAATGACGAGACCAATTCGTATTATTAAAAGAATTTAATTGTAATTTATCAGGGTTCTTTTTCCAGTAATCTATTTTCTCTTGTAATTCCTTGTCTTCGGCAGTGAGAGGAATGGGGTGCGTTTGTTGTGCTTCTAATCGTTTCAAATCATTTTCTGTAGGGGTGGGTTTTTTACCATAGCAATTTACACCGAATTTAATGTATGGATTATCAATATAACCTCCATTTACACCTGGACGACCACAATTGTTTTTCTTTTTGGGGAATTGTTGTAATTTATCCCAAGTTCCTTTTTGGGTGGGGAAGAATGCCATTTGTCCGTCAGACCAGCCATAATTACACCATTCGGCACCCTTATTATATGCGGCTTCAATCTGGTCGTAAGTTGCTAATTTAGCACCAAACGAACTACATACTGCTTGTGCGTCTTCGTATGAATATTTATTGTTAGATACATTAAACACTTCGTTTTCACATTTTGGCATTTTAATTGTTTTTTTGATTGCGTCATCTTCCTTCTCTTCCTCTTTTGGTTGAGATGTTCTTAAATAATCAAGAATATTAATATCAAATGTCTTTTGCATAAAAATAACAATCGCATTCAATAACAAACTAATCCATGCTGTGCTTTCAATTAATGAGATAAAGAAAGGTTTGGTAGAAGAAGACATTGGAAGTCTAAATAGATAAACAACAATGTAAAGAGAAACAATAAATAATGGAAGAGTAACCAGATTGTTAGAATTTTCTAAAAATAATAATACATTATCATAGAGAACAATCATATCATCGGTAATTTGTTGTTGGGATTTAGATGTGTAATACGAAATAATAAAAATAAAGACGCTGACAAAGAAAATGAAATCCAACGTTCTACCTAAATTAGTTTGAAACTCATCAGGGGTCTTCCCTTTATTAAAAAACGTTCCTAAAATATAATATACTACAATGTAAATAGCTAAAAACCATATTAATACGAACATATTTGATGAAGTAAGATACTGGTTTGCTACATTCTTTAATTGATTTGTTTCTGGTGTAACATCGGTTTTTGTAGGGGTAGTATTATCAGTTTCTTCAGTAGTATCCACATCTTCATTGGTAGAATCATCAGTATCTTGAGATTTGATTCCGTTATTTACATCTCTTAAATGAGTTTTTGTATCTTCCTCATATTGTGATTCAGCAACATCATCATTAATATAATCAGTTTCTACATTATCTGGATTATACTTATTAGCCATTATTGTTTTATACTATATTTATTTATTTTTTTTACGGTAAAATAAACAATATGCCATCGATGTAACAACCTTAGAAGGGTCTTCAACCTGTTCTATTACATTATCATTAAAATGAATCCATTTATTACTTGCGTGTTTTACAAACGCAGTATAATGTCCTCCATTCGTACCTCCATTATGGTTACATACACCATATAAATCATACACATATGACTTGGGATTATAACCCAGAACATATTTTGATAGGTCAAGATTATCAACTGGAAAATCTATTTTGGTATTTATCTTACGTTGTCCGTCTGGGGTAAACCTCTTCAAAACAATAACTAAAATTTTTGGGAAATTCCAGAAAACAACATTTTTCTTAACATCTTGCTTTGAATTAGTTTCTTCATTAAACCATGCGTTGTCTCCTTCAAGAATATCTGGTTTAATAAAAAGGTTCATACAATCATATATAGACGATTTTACAATATTTCCTTCCATTATAGGTAAATCTAATATAAAATAAGATTCTGGTTTCAAAACTAATGACTTTTTACCATCAATATCGGTTATTTGATTTACATATATTCCATAATATAAATCCACTATTTCAGAATATTCAGTACTATATAAATGCTGAAGTAACTTATAACATTCTACAGCGAGTTTATCAGTCATATTTTCAACATTACCTGATATTTTCATTTTTATCTTACGAGAAATGCTTGTATGCATACATTCAATAATAAACATAAAAAACTCAGGCATATCATTTTGATTATATCCAGAAAACAATTCCTTACCTTTCTTATTCGCAAGTTCATGCATTATATGAATGAATTTCTTGGGTGTAACTACACCATTACCACTCCACATGACTTTTCGTAACTCGTCCCATGCTAATGTTGCATGACTTTCAACAATATCTGTTTTTAAATATTCTTTAAATTTACTCGAATCAAAAAAATCATTTAACTCGTATGTATGATTTATCATTTGCATACATGAATTTAAAAAACATGTATTTCCCATATTTTCCATTCCGGTTATTCCATTCTCTTTATATTTAGTTAGATCCATTATAAAAGGTATATAGACATTCCTTTACACCATTTATAATAAATATAATTAATATGAATAGAAATTTATTTAATTCAACTCACCCAAGACAAACACAATCATCTGGAATGTCGACGAATGAATACGAAAATACTCAACGTTCGGTGAATGATTTGGTACACATATATCGAAATTTAACTCATGGTATGCGCGATGTTATGGTTGGATATAATTCGACCATAAATATTTATAATCAAAATATATCCAGATATTTATCCACAATAAATGAATATAGAAATGACGTTAGATTAATGCAGACGCAAATATCGAATGATTTACCGCAATTATCACGTACAAATACACCGACCAGACCATCACGAGCACAACCATCTAATATACGACATAACACTACAAATACCTACCCCGACATAACACCAGTTGGTACTACAGAATCACGCACATTTTCGTCTCCAAGTTTATTGTTTCCGAATAATTTTACTTTCCCTATAAATTTTGGTACGCGTAGTTACGAAAACGTTATAGTTTCCCCGACACAAAGTGAAATAGACAATGCGGTTGAAGTATTTAATTACAATGAAAATAGCATGCAACTAAATGGTAGATGTCCCATTACAATGGAAGAATTTGTCATAAACGACCGTGTTTCCAGAATACGTCATTGTGGACATCTATTTCGAGAAGAAGCTTTAAATAGATGGTTTAGATTAAATGTTAGGTGTCCTGTTTGTAGATATGATATACGCGAGTATACAAATAATAATGATACACCAGATACTACTGACAATAATACAATGGATGCGTCTAATAATAATATTGATATATCAAATTCAAATATAGACACGAATATAGATGATATTACGAATCAAGTAACTACTGAAATTACAAATTTGCTAACACAAGCATGGCGAACTCAATTACAAACAAATCTGAGTGATAATTCGCAAAATCAATTATTTAGTTTTGATATACCAATATCAATAACAAGTACTTATGTGAATGAATATGATGAGGATGAGGATGAGGATGAGGATGAGGATGTCGATGATGACCTCTAAATAAAAAATATGACAATTATACATTATGTGTCATATTTTTACATATTACAGAACTAATTCTGTTTACTTAGGCTTGGTAAAGAATGTATCTAATGTTTGAATACGATTTTTTGTATTGTGTATCTTACTAAGGACCTTATCAAATAATAGAATTTTTATCTTCGCACTACACATTTTTTCTTTTTTTTTCATGAATGTTTCCAAGTCATGTCCTTCATCCTCTAACTTTTGTAGGTCCTTGTTAAATGTTTTAATCGCAGACCGTTTGTTTTGCATCGTCCATATTTGTTCTAATGCTAACCCAAACAATTGTTGGAGTGGTTTCATTAACTGGTTTGTAATATAGTGAGTATAATCAATCTGTAACTTATTATCTATAATATATTCCGGAGTTTCTATTTTGTCTCCCATTAACGCTTTAGGTTTGTCATTTACAACAAATACAAATTTCATTCTATCACCTGGTTTTGGTTTATTTCCTGGGTCACGTTGCCCTATACGATTTGCCAATACATTATGACCTATTTGATTTGGATTTTTATAATATCCCTTAAGTGCTTTTGTAATCATAAGTTTATCCATACTAACCTTACCATCAATTAAATTTTGTAGAGCTGATTCTAAATACTTAATTGCGTCTTCTACATTGTTACCTTTCATTAGGATATTCAATATATCTCCATATACATCTTTTAAGTAGTCACATGAATCACGGCGTTTGATTGATAATCCCATATACTTCAAGTAACCTTTGTTTGGGTCATCTTCATATAACATACCAACATATCTCTTTTTAGAAAGCAATATGAATGGCATGAGGGTTTTCTCATATTCTAAAAACATAGGTGCTTTCAAATAATTACTACAAACAACTTCTATGTCTTTTGATATTTCAATAGTACCCTCTAATGCTTTCTTGCCACGAATCTTTTCGCCTGTTTCTGGGTCTTCCAGATTTAACGTGTAAAATACTGAATCTGTATCGCCATAAATATATTCCGCACGACATCTCATCGGTCCATGACATTTGGTATCATATACTAAGTCTCCATAGATTTCTTCAATCATTCTTCGTGCATACATAATCATCATGCGACCAGTTGCTGTAGTAGAAGCAGCAACATCTTTTTCGTAAAATGTAGATGTTCTTGCTCCACATTGTCCGTATAATGAATTCGCCGTTACTTTATATCCAAGTTGTCTTTTATCAAGGATATTTTGCATGAATGGGTCCTTCTCGGTCTTTATCATTTTACGTGTGTCCTTTCGTGCTTTTAACAGCTCTTCCAAAATAGAAGGCATAATGGACTTTTGATTATCTGGTAACTGCGCCCATCTACACGTCATACGTCCGACCTTCGTTTTTACTTTTCGTGATAAAGGATTTGCTGGATTTCTTAGATACTCATAATTATCATAGTCAATATCAATATATTGATAGTCTGGTAAGTTATCGTATATGAAATTTCCATCTTTATCACGTTCGCCTGTAACATGTATTAAATTGTCATCCAAATCATACGTCTTCGTCCATACCTTACTATCATGAGAATAATTCTGACTAATCATTGACGATGGGTATAATGAAGAATAATCTACACAAGCTACTGGGTTATCCATATACATAGAACACTTGGGTGGAAGAACAATCGCACCTTCATATCCTTCTTCTTTATATGTCTTTTCAAGGTCGGGCATGAGTGTATTCTTTTCACGGCATTTTTTAGCAACATAACTTGTTAATTTGATACCTTGACCTCTGAATATCAAGAAGTTAATGGGAACACTACAAATACTTGCCATCTCTGTATATCCAGTAATAACATCGATTTTATTCATTAAATGGTGAACGAGGTTACAATCTTGAATACAATATTTCGCAACAATTGCCCTGTCGCTCGATGAACCATTGGCTAATCTGAAAATATCTTGTGGAGTTACATCATCTTTGGCTGTACCCCATTTAAGTGATTTATTACCTTCAATATCCCTCTCGTGATTTGCTATCATAATAACGTTAAATGTATTGGTTTTGTCATTTTCGGTAACTTCTCTTCCAAATTCAATATCTAAAACCTTGAACTTCTGACCGTTTTTGTAATAATTTGTGGTAACCCCACTAAATTCAATATGAATAAAGTCGTTCTTATGTAGTCCAGCCAAGTTCTTACTATAAAGTTCTGTAATGTCACCATATTCTGGATGGGAACAACATACCACTTGTTTTACACTATCGCTTATATATTGACCGGCAACATCATCTAATTTGTACGACGCCAAATTAAAATCACGTCTGAAATACGCATACATATCGATTTGTAATCTACCCGTCATTTTAAAATACCTCAAATCATAATCTCCACTTGCTATCTGCATTTTTGTGTTTTCAATATTCAACTCTCTGGTATTTCTATCTTCCTTCGCACACATTTCATTGATTTTGCGCGATAGTTTTAAGAACTCACGCTCACATTTATTTTCTTGTGCTCTACGAAACATGAATTCATAATCAAACCCAAATATATTATACCCAATCATAATGTCTGGGTTTTCATTTTGAATTAGCTTAGCCCATTGTAACAATACGTCTTTCTCGGTTTTCGCAGTTTCAATAATAGTACCATCTACATCATCACATGTGCCAAGAACCACACAGTGATTCATATATGGTTCAGAATCACCATATTTCATAAATGTTGAGCCAATAAAAGTAACTTTATCACCTTCGAGCGGCGGAAACATTAATGTGATTACTTCGTTGGATAGTTGGATTTTTTCTTCACGGTCATATTTATCACTAAGGAGTATGTCTATAATGGTAAACTTTTTATTTGCTTTCACTTTTTTTTCATACTGTTTATGTGTATAACCGCCACCATCCCCATTATCGGTTTGTAACATCTCGTCGCTGTCTCCACCAGCACCTTGTGTTTGGTAATCTTGATTTATTTTATCGAATATGCGGTCAATTTGAAGTATCTTTGAACTTTCGCCATTAGAAAGGTCGTCTTTCGCCTTCTCGATTGGGATTTTTGAAAGAGCATCGATCTTATCTTGAATATAATCCTTGTTTACTTTTGATTTTGGATAAACTAAATCAACATCATCAAATTTACCAAATCCAAAAGCAGCCATTACACATTTAGTTAATAACGTTAAACTATTATTTTTATCCAAGAAACGTAATTGTTGTAGAAATGCGTCGACCAAATTAGCCGCGAATCGCTTATATGTCTTAACTGGTATAGGAAAATCACCATGACTACTACTTGCTTCAATATCAAAACTACATATTTTAAATGGAACACGAGTTTCCTTCTCTGGCATAGGTGTCAAATCTTTTAGAGAGCATTTATATTCATATTTACACGTAGTAGTAGAAACAGGTGGTTTAATCATTCGGGATGTATTAAATGATATCCACCCAGACGGACTTACTGAATTCACATGGAAATATCTTAATAGAGGAGGTATATTGCTCTCATATAGTTCAATTTCTATCTTCTTAGATACTAAGTTTGTACGTTTACGAATATTTTCACCAGTTCGTTTATCTACAACATAGTCAAACCATAAATTCTTGGTTTTATTCATACTGGTTGTGTTTTTGAAAACCAATTTTATAAATTTATGCTTTCCACCACCAGAGAATCCATATAATTTATGATGGTCTACCAGGGTTGCAGATATAATAGAGTCTTGAAACATTTTTCCAACCTTTTTCTTCAACTCATCCACAAAACAACGTTTATCATATTCCGTCCAATTATCACCTACCTTTACAAAGAAGAACGGATTATAATCTTCGACATATAAACAGCAAGTTTCTCCCTTTTCATTTACACCGAACATTTGAATAATAAACGATTTCTCATCCTTAATCGGTTTATATTTATCATTTGAATCATCACTGTCGGCATCATCCACTGATACCCCCTTGTCTTCATCATATACATTGAAATCAAATAAACGAAATGATTTTCGAATACCCATCTTTTTCATTGTGTTTGATGACATTGTTTACCACTAATAACTTATACCTGTTGGTTTTAGATTTTTTATTTAAATATTGTTTATTTAAGAAATTCAATTTTACATCATTCAAATCATATGTATGTATGATGTAAAATATTTATTGCGATTTAGATCTAATACTTCGATTAGTTGCTCTAATTTTAGATTTGACATATCCGCCCTTATGAGATTTAGCCCAGGTTATCATATCAGATGCGGTTCTACTTCCGCCATAGTAATCAGCATGTCCATTATGTACTTTAAACATGGTTGGATATCCGACAACCTCAATATGTTCTCCATTTAATTTATTATCAATATCTCTAATCTTCATATCTTTATCAAAATCAGAGTCTTCTATTTCTATAGTTTCAATATCCATACCTAATCTATTTTTCATCTCATCCCATTGTGGTTTCATGTGTTGACAATGAGTACACCAATTAGCATATACTAACACAATTGTACGTTTGTCTTTATTTTTCTTTGGCGTAACCTTCTTCGTTTTATTTTTTGCGGGTTTCGTTTTATCGGTTCCCTTTTTTACTGGTTTACCCTTTGAGTTTTTTGCTGTTTTATTTTTAGAGGGTTTAGTCTTAGCTGGTGCCATTATATATTATCAATAGAAAAAAACGTTTCAAAACTCATTCTTTTCCTAATATATATTATAATAATTATGAAAAATACAAAACTATTCGTCATACTTTTCTTATTGATAGTATTTGTTCTTGGACTATGTGCTACTATGTATGTTAAACCATCTGTTACAAATAAAAAAAAGGATATTGAGAACATGGAAGCACAACAACAATCCGGATGTCCCGATATGTTAGTAAAAAAAGGACAATCTTTAGCACTTTATAACACAAAACAACCTGTTATGGAAGGAAAGAATCCTATTTTGTTCCAAAGTTTAGATGATTATATTGAATTTGTACGAATTCAAGAAAAGAATGGAATTAACTGCCCTATTTTATATTTACAAGAAGAGGTAAATACGCAAGGGGAGAACGTTTACCGTATGCGTCCAAGTCCATTTGATATGCAAGGAGGATTACCTTCAACAACTCCCGAAGTAGTTGAAATATCAGATGCGAATCGCATGAATTTTCCATATAATGAGAACAATTACCCTGGATTTGACCCAGAAGGTCAATATGTAGGCATTTATACTAATTTAGATGCAGTACATGATTCTACTAAACAACCAAGTAATAGCGATAATCCAATGGATCCTAACTGGGGAGGAATAGAATACACCAGAAAAGCAGTAAAATCAGGTAAATATGAAGATAGAGAAATTACGAAACCCGTATTTGGTAAGACTGTAAATACCTCATTTATTCCAGAATTACCATCTAATGTAGAAAAACCAATAGATATTCTTTAATTGTATGTTTTCATAGAGAACATAAACATACAATTAGTCGGTGGAAGTAGTAGTGTCATTGGTAGTGTCAGTAGTAGTTTCAGTTACAGGTTTGGTGTATAATAAATACTGACGTATATTTTCCAAGGAAGATTTACTAATTTTACGAACTTTTCCATTTGAAGTTACCGTAAATGTATCAATACATTGTGGATTTGATTGTAACTCTTGCATGAAATGATTGAATGATGTGAAATGACTCATAATAGCCATAGCAGTTACTGAACTAATCCCCGGAATCTGACATAGTACAATTTCACCAATGTTATCGGGGGTAACATTTTCTTTCTTTACCTTTTTTACTACCGAACAGTAATTACTCCCAGACGGTTGTTCTTCGTTAGGTGTATCAGTAGTATCTTCCTGTTCTCTAAGACGTAATGTACCCGCAAAAGTTTGGGTTAAGTAGTATGGAATACGTCCTTTGCCAAATTCTCGCTCTATCTTATCGGCTGTAAAAATTAACCATTCTGCGGTTTCATCAACGGTTGACGTTTTATATAAACTAAACCCTTTGAAAAAATGTAGAGAAGTCATAGCTGAATACACTATTTTCTTTTCAAGAGGAGTTCTCAATTGTGAAAATAAACCTTCTAATAAATAGACAACAGAATGCAGTGGATATCCAGACGAATGTATTAATCTATATGACTGTTCTTCATATCTACCATCCTTAATGGATGCTAACAAATCGGTATAGGTTTTACGCTCTATTAACATCACCTTTTTACCTTCATCGGTTTCGATAAGTATATCTCCAAGAGGAAGTACCCGTTTCTCTAAAATAGCAAATGATGGATTTTTTAAACTACTAAGTCTTGCGTCTAATCTGTCATATAATGCATGTTCGCGTTCATCAACAATTATCTTCATGACAAGAATATAATAAGTGTATAAGAATTATTATATTGTTTTTGAAAATGTTATTTAATGCCAAACCATGGGGCTGACACCAATAGGACGAGATTGTTTAACATTTGGGTTAGCAGTTGTAGCAACCTTCGTTAATCCGTAACTTGCGAAACGAACGCCTAAAGCAGATGCTCCACCGATGTGGATTGCTGCGTATGCGTCCTTTCCAACTTGACGTGGAAGTCCAGCCTTGGCACTTCCACCCTTAGAATCTTGATTAGATATACTTGCCGTAGCCGACACTCTTTTAGTAGCACTTAATACCATAATTATATATTTACTAAATATTTTTATTATTTGTTAAATATACTATAAACGCATCCGATTATTTATACATCCTTGGTATATGCATTAAGATTAGATTGAGCGGTAGTTACCTTACCTTGTTCGGTATTAACATTATCTTCGGCAGTGCCTGCAGGTTCACGAGCATCAATAATGGCTTGTAATGCATCAGCTGCAGTCTTGGCAGTAGTGTATGCTGCTAAAGAATTGGCAGCATCCTCAATCTGTTGTGGTGTTGCTGCTTCACCTGCGTCGGAGACTGTTTTAGCATCAGCATCGGAAGTACCCTTTTTAGTAGAGACATCCAATGTGGTTATCATAGCAAGAATAGCAGCATCATTGTCAGTGGATGCTACGGTAACATTCGTTAAAGCGTCGGCAGTAGCAATATTAGCAGTAACCAACGCATCAGCAGTAGCTTTAACAGCAGTAGCTTTAGATAAGTAATATCTTGCTATCATAAGTGCTTGTTTTAACATGGCTTTTGGACCTTGTAAGAAAACTAAATTTTGAGATGTGTTTCTGTAAGCAATACTAACAGATGCTTCACGACCGATTTGAAAAGGAAGACCAGTCTTTTTGGGTCCTCCTCCGGAGTTTTGATTGACAATACTTGACTTGTACGTTGTTCGTTTAGAACCACTTAGTACCATATTTTATATATTTACTAAATATTTTATTACACGCATATATATTATAGTAAAACCATATAAACTGATTCATACATAATATGTTATAACATTCATTTTATTACCAGTTAAGAATAAAATGAATACCGACGAAGATATCCGAATTGAAAAAAACATAAACGGTGTAGAATCATACATATTTGACCCATATAATACCATCAACAAAGTAATCACCGAAGACGAAATAAAAGGAATATTGTCTAAATATGGTATAAATGCGAATATCTATAATTCGATGTTATATAAACGTGCGTTCGTACATCGTTCTTATATCAAACGCCCTGATATTGAAAATGAATACAATAACATTACACTTGTCCCTCAACCTGCGGAGTGTTTACCATTATATACTAAATCAAATGAACGGTTAGAATTTGTAGGAGATGGTGTATTAGAGTGTATTACTAAGTATTACTTATATAAACGCTTCCCTAAAGAGAATGAGGGATTTATGACTGAAAAAAAGATTGCCCTTGTAAAGAATGAAGCAATCGGAAAAATCGCATATGAAATGGGACTCCATAAATGGTTAATATTATCTAAACACGCTGAAACAAAGCAAACACGAACAAATTTAAAGAAACTGGGTTGTTTATTTGAGTCATTTATTGGAGCTATGTTTTTAGATTTTAACAAAATATCAGTTCATGATGATGAGAATTGGTTTAGAGACGTGTTTGCTACAGGACCTGGGTTTCAAATGGTACAGGCATTTATAGAAAATGTATTTGAAAAACATGTAGACTGGATAAGTTTAATTAAGAATGATGATAATTACAAGAATATTTTACAAGTAAAAATTCAGAAAGAGTTTAAAGTAACTCCGCATTATATGGAAGTAAGGGAACACGACCCTGAAACGGGTTATCATATGGGTGTATATTTATGCTTAGGACAGCCGATTCATAGTGTAAAACCCGACCAATCAATATCAATCACTGAATTCAATAAATATACAGACATACATCAATATATGTCACAATACAACCGTATTTTTGTATTTATGGGAGAAGGTATCCATAAGATAAAGAAGAAAGCAGAACAAATTTCTTGTGAAGATGCTATTCATAAATTAAGTCAATTTTGATATTTACTTTGATTGACAAAACAAAATAAATATAATTTGTATTGTTACTATATACATATTATAAGGTAATGAGTATTCCAAATACATATTTAGAACTATTACAAACCAAGGTAATGCCAAATACACAAACAGGAATACAAATAAGATTTAACAACAGACAGCAAATAAATGATTCTAATTCTGTTGAAAATAATGAAAAACTTAATAATAATGATGAACCTGTAAAGTCCAAACCATTTACTATTTTAGATAAACGACGTAGTTCTACTGTAAATCGCGATATTGTTCTGGATAAATTACGTAAACAAGACGTATTTGCCGTAAAACCGCGTCCAAGTGACATTAATAAAAATTTGTATGTTCCGCGCGACCTTCCAGAACCAGTGTTAATAGATAATCAATCTGTAAGTAAATTAAGTACTGATATTGTAATATCAGAGGATGTTCCAATTGAAGAGGAAAAGGATGAAAAAGAACGAGAAGACGACATATTTGATATACCTTCTCAAAAGGAGATTATTGAATTACCCAAAGAAGAATTAGAGGATATTACCAGGTTAACTGAATTAGAAGAACCTGCTAAATTTGTAGAAGAAGTACAGGAAGAAAAGGTAGATGAAATTATTAATGAACCTAAAAAACGTGGAAGAAAACCAAAGAAAATTATAATAGAACAAACAGAAGAATTACCAGAAGTTGACTTAACGACCGCAGTTATACGTACTCAAAAAGTAGCCGATAGATTACCTAAAGATCGTGAGAAAAACATTATTGTTGCTCCACCATATTATATGAATAACCGTAAACTATTTATTCAAAAACTAAACAAAATACTCCAACCAAGAGAACAAGAATTACTTAATTCAGACGACTCAGTTAGTTGTGATAATAGAGGTGCTTCTGAAGAGTTTTCATTACTTACGCATCAACGTATAGTCAGAGATTATTTAAATCTATATACTCCTTACCGTGGATTACTTTTATATCATGGACTTGGTTCCGGTAAAACCTGTACGTCCATCGCTATAGCAGAAGGTATGAAAAGCAATAAACAAGTTTTCGTACTTACTCCAGCATCATTAAAGATGAATTTTTTTAGCGAGATGAAGAAATGCGGTGACGATTTATATAAAAAGAATCAATATTGGGAGTTTATTTCTATAGAAGGTAATCCTGAATATTTGACTGTATTATCAAAAGCTTTGTCATTACCAATTGATTATGTCCGTAAAAATAAAGGTGCTTGGTTAGTAAACATAAACAAAGAACCCAATTTTTCTGAATTATCTTCGGACGAGAAAACGTCGGTCGATTTACAGTTGAATGAGATGATACGTTCAAAATACAAGGATATAAATTACAATGGGTTGAATATGAATATATTGAATAAGTTGACAGATAATCAAACACGTAATCCATTTGATAACGCAGTTGTTATTATAGATGAAGCTCACAATTTTGTAAGCCGAATCGTAAATAAAATAAAGCAAAAGAATTCTATCTCCTATATTCTGTATGATTACTTAATGAAAGCCACAAATGTAAGAATTGTATTATTGTCGGGAACGCCTATTATTAATTACACAAATGAAATCGGTATTTTATATAATATACTACGCGGATACATAAAGACATGGAATATGACGGTTAACGTTCAGACTTCTCAAAAAGTAGACACAAACGCGATTTTAGATATGTTTGATAAAGCTGGTCTGAAAACCCATGATTTCGTAGAATATAGTGGAAATAAGTTAACCATCACCCGAAACCCGTTTGGATTTGTCAATACTAAGAAACGAGGTGCGTTAAAAGGTACACAAAAACGCATTGTAGCAGATAAACCAAAGACACGTAAAATTAAAGGTGGTTCCCCCGGAGAAAGTTTCCAGCGATATGATGGAGTAAAATTAGACGAAAGTGGTAATATAACGGACGCGGATTTTTTGAATAAGATTTTACAAATATTAAAGAAAAATGGGTTGGACGTCCAAGAAAAAACAATTGAACTGACTATGAATAAATGTTTGCCTGATGTCAAAGACGATTTCTTAAAAACATTTGTAAATAGTGATACCGAACAAGCACAAAATATTAATTTATTCCAACGGCGTATTTTGGGATTAACCTCCTATTTTAGAAGCGCCCAAGAAAACTTACTTCCTTCCTTTGTTACAACCGACAAGGGTGATAATTATCATATTGTTTATAATGAAATGACCGACCATCAATTTGGGGTTTATACCAAAATTCGTAAAGAAGAAGCAGATAGAGAAAAGGCAGCAAAAAAGCATAGAAAAAAGCAACAAGACAAGGAAGATTTATTTAGTATTTCATCTACTTATCGTATTTTCTCCCGAGCAGCTTGTAATTTCGTCTTTCCTGATGAAATTGAACGACCTATTCCTACTAAGAATATTGACAAAATGGATGAAAATGACATGGATGCGTTACCCAAAGACTCTATACAAGAATCTGACCCATACGCAAATGTGGATGATGAGATTGACGAAGGTTCAAAGATAGATACTGAAAATTACGCGAAACGCATAGAAAATGCTCTTTCAAAATTAAATACAATTGATAGTGATACTGGTAATCATAAATATTTGACGGGTGATATGTTACAACAATCAAGCCCAAAGTTTTTACAAATATTAGAGAACTTGACAAACCCAGATAATATTGGTTCGCATCTTATTTACAGTCATTTTAGAACCATGGAAGGTATAGGTATTCTTCGTTTAATTTTGTTAGCAAATGGATTTGCCGAATTTAAAATTAAAAAATCCGCAGATGATTGGGAAATAGTAGAGGATGAGAAAGTTGCCGGAAAACCAAAATTTGTGTTGTATACAGGTACAGAAACTCAAGATGAAAGAGAAATAATACGTAATGTATACAATGGTGCTTGGGACCTTGTTCCAGTGAATATTGCTAATAAGTTAAGAGAACAACACGAAAATAATATGTACGGTGATGTGATTAAAATCTTTATGATTACTTCATCTGGTGCTGAAGGTATTAATTTAAAGAATACTCGTTACGTCCATATTGTAGAGCCATACTGGCATATGGTTCGTCCAGACCAAGTTGTTGGACGTGCCCGTCGTATTTGTAGTCATCAAGATTTACCTGAAGAGCTACGTACCGTCCAAGTCTTTTTATATGTAACTAAGTTCAGTAAAGAGCAGAAAACGGATGATAAAAACATTGAAATACGAATTCGTGATGTGAGTCGTATAGATAAAGCTACCCCAGTTACAACGGATGAAACACTATATGAAATAGCAAGTATAAAACAACGTATTAATAATCAAATATTACAAGCAGTAAAAGAAACAGCTATAGATTGTAACATTTATGCGAGAACTGCGAAGTCCGATGAGAATCCTATGGTGTGTTATGGATATGGTAAAATAGAATCGAATGTTTATTCATCATACCCTTCTTTTGAAATGGATAAGATGCAGAAAGAAGGTCTGGATGTAGCCAAAATACAATGGGACGTACAAAAAGTGAATATTCAAGGTCAAGATTATGTATTGAAGAAAGATACCATGGAATTATACGATTATAATAGTTATAATGATGCTTTGATTAATCCTAATATAGAACCTAAACGCAAAGGTAAACTGATAAAGGCGAACGGACAATTTAAAATAGTGGAATAATACCTACCACATAGTATTATATTTTACAGATTTTTGAAAATATAATACGAGAATGAGACAATCAAACTAAAATCCTAGCTTTTTTATTATTAAATGACAAGTTAATGGTTGTACTAATGAACCAGACGATTCATCTATTTTTAATCCTCCAGGAGGAGACCCAACTGGATTATTAATACTTAATATGGATTCTGACCCACTTGGAGTAGTAATAATTGACATACCAACCAATGCTCCTCCACCAGATACACCAACTACAGTTTGAACGAGCTCATTGCCATTCAATACAACTATTAATTCACCGGTATTATCAGTGGTTACTTGAAATGTGATTTCAAAAATACAATCTGGAGGCAATGTAAACTCATTTGGACTGGTCCCTTCTTTTCGTTGTATTATGCCAAATGGATTAACCAATGGACTTGGAAAATTTACAGATTCACCTGGACCAATATCATCTGGATTATCATTTATACCACTTTGGCTCATTTGTCCGTAAAAATCAGCGAAATTAGACGCAAAACTTGGTCCAGTAGGACCAGAAGAACCCGGATCTCCTTTTTCTCCGGTTGGACCCACATCTCCCGTCGGTCCAGTAGCACCATTCTCGCCAGTAGGTCCAATCGTCCCAGTAGCACCATTCTCTCCAGTTGGACCGGTAGGACCAGTATCACCTGTTTCTCCAGTTGGACCAACCGACCCAGTCACACCATTCTCTCCAGTTGGACCAGTATCGCCTTTTTCTCCAGTATCGCCTTTTTCTCCAGTTTCACCTATTGGTCCAGTTGGACCAATTTCTCCAGTAGGACCGGTAGACCCAGTATCTCCTTTTTCTCCAGTCGGTCCATCACAACCGGGTTCCCCACAATGACCTGTAGGACCAGTATCACCTTTATCTCCAGTATGACCTGTGTCTCCATCCTCTCCAGTAGGACCAGTCGGTCCAACATCACCATCACATCCCGGTTCACCACAATGTCCTGTAGGACCAGTATCACCTTTAGGTCCGGTAGCACCTGTGTCTCCATCCTCTCCAGTAGGACCAGTATCTCCATCGCGACCATCACACCCGTCGCGACCATCACACCCGTCGCGCCCCCTTGAACCAGTTGGACCAACTGGTCCTTCATCTCCTTCTTCTCCGCGAGGTCCGGTAGGTCCAATATCACCATCACAACCATCTCGCCCGTGACATCCATCTTTTCCATCTTCGCCGTCTTTTGCGTCTTTTCCGTCACGTCCATCTTTTCCGTCAATACCATCGACCCCGTCACATCCATCTTTTCCATCACGTCCATCACGACCATCTTCGCCATCTTTTCCATCTTTTCCATCACGTCCATCAATACCATCGCGACCATCACATCCATCATGTCCGTCTTCACCATCACATCCATCGCGACCCTGTCTACCATCCTTTCCATCTTCCCCGTCTTTTCCATCTTTTCCATCACGTCCATACTTACCTACTTTTACAACCTTTTTACATCCATTAGTATGCTTTTTTCTTGAATAGCAATAATTACATTCTCTATGAGAATTATCGTCACACGTACAATACGAATCATCACAACCAGGCATATATAATATTTTATATATATAACGTATAATTACAATATAGTTTGTTCTAAATAATTAATTGGTAGCATATATGCTTTGTAAAGTACTAATTTTAATTACAATACGTACTATTATATATCATTCTTTATTCTATAGGTTTATTATTTACAAGGTCTAATTTTGATAATAATACATTTTTCTTCACTATTATAACATTTACTGGACTTACATTTACTTGATTTTTTGTGACATTTGTCACGTGGTCTACATGAGTAACACTCTTTTACAGGTTTACATTTTTTGGGTTTATTACACTTGTGGCATCTACAAGATGAGTATGCCTTTTCGCTTTTTTCTGAACCATATGAATAACGGTCATCATCTGAATCATCAATTGAATATTCGTCGAAAGAATAATATTGTTTTGGCATATTATATAGTAAAAATATATATTAACCTAAATATACTGCATATATCATGCTGTAAATTAATATTGTAAATATAAGATTACAACATTAATAATAGTATTTAGAAAGTTTTACGTGCGATTACACCTTCGGATAACACATACCAGTGATCCTCTACATAATCAACAGATGTAAAGTAATCAATGAACTTAGCATTTACCATACCTTCACCATCCTTGAATTTAATGACAACAAAAGGATTTGTCATGTTTCCATCTTTGTCTTGATAAGAAGCAGTGAAACTTGCGCTTAATACTTCACGATCTTTAATTTCACCATGTGTATCTACTGCGTAGACTGTACCTTCAGCATTTGTAAAGATTGAGATCAATGGACGTTTACCACCTTTAAGAATATTAATAACAGATTCGTTCAACAGTGAGTAATTAGCACTATTTAGAGCAATTGGAGTAGCCATACTTATATATATACCTATAGTATATTTTTTCTAAATCTATTGTAAAAGAATGAATATTCCAAAACGTTATATACCTACTATTTTATCAAATAAAGATAAGAAAACACAACGACAAAATATATTAAAATCGAGAAAACTTTACAAAAAGGGTAAATATTATACCCGTCCAAAAGTTAGTTCATTCAAGTCTAAACCTTCAAATCATGTAAAAACCGCTAAAAAACTGTACGGTGTTTCAACTATCAAACCATCAAGAAAACTTGCTATAAAAACTGGATGTTCTACAAAAACTCTGACATCTATTGTAAATAAAGGACGTGCAGCCTATTATTCGGGTGGGTCTCGTCCAAACCAAACTCCTGATTCATGGGGAATCGCCAGATTAGCAAGTACTATTACCGGAGGTAACGCAAGTGTAGTCGATTATCATTTATTACATTCTGGATGTAAACCAAACAGTAAAGCTCTTAAACTCGCAACGAAAACATGTCGTAAAAAAGGAAAATGTAAAAAGTATACTGTAAAGAAACATTCTAAAAAATAGATATAATCCAAATAAAATATAAAAACAAACGCATTCTACTAATTATATTATTAGTATTATGAATGAAGAAAACAATGTATTAACTATAAAAACAGTTCAAATTCAGCCTATACGAAATATGATTACTGCAATCAAAGATATTTTAACGGATGCTACTATCACATTTACTAAAGATGGTATGAAAATTATTAATTTTGATAAAACACATACGATTTTGGTGAATGTATTATTAGATGCGTGTAAATTCGAGACATACGATTGTCAACCGGATAAGATTATTGTATGTGCTAACACCCTACACTTATTCAAAGTTATTTCAACTATGTCTAATGATGATACATTATCAATGTATATTGATAAAGCGGATTATCATGATGGTATAGTATCACATTTGGGACTGCAATATGATAATGGAGATATTAAACAATGTTACAGTCAGAAGCTGCGTTTAATTGAACCAGATACGGATGAATTGTTTATTCCTAATGTTGAATATTCTACCATTATCAATCTACCCACTTCAGATTTCCAAAAAATTATTCGTGACCTAAATAGTATTTCCGACCGTATTGAAATCAAATCTGTAGGTAGTGATTTAGTATTTTCATGTGAAGGGAGCTTTGCCAGTTCCCGTATCTTCCGGTCTGAGTCGAAAGACAATATGAATTTCATTCAGAAGTCGGACGATTCAGTTATTTATCAAGGTGAATTTTCATTAAAGAGTTTGTCTCATTTTATTAAATGTACTCCTTTATGTAGTCATCTTGAAATGTATCTTGGAAATGACCTACCATTGATTATTAAATATGATGTTGCATCACTTGGAAGTATTAAATTGTGTTTGGCAAATTTGCCACCACTATAAGTTGTATGAATTGAATAATATAAAATTATATTATTCAAATTTACGGAAAAACCATCAATAAATAACAGTTGTACTGTGTATATGAAAACTATTGTAGTAACTGGCGGTGCTGGATTTATTGGTTCAAATATGTGTGAACGACTATTAAATGATGGCAATTATGTGATATGTATAGATAATCTGTATACTGGGAATTTAAATAACATCTCGCATTTATCTGAAAATCCAAACTTTCAGTTTATAAACCATGACATAATTAAACCATTATTTATACCCGAACACAAAATAGACCAAATATACAATTTTGCATGCCCGGCTTCTCCACCAAAATACCAAATAGACCCTATTTATACATTAAAAGTAAACTTTCAAGGTATATTAAATTTATTAGATTTAGCAAAAGAACATAACGCAACTTTATTACAATCATCTACATCAGAAGTATATGGCGAACCAGAAATAACTCCACAACATGAAGCATATCGTGGTAATGTGAATACAATTGGTATTCGAAGCTGTTATGACGAAGGAAAGCGAGTAGCAGAAACACTCATGATGGATTATCACAAACAATATAATGTAGATATTCGCATTGTCCGTATTTTTAATACATATGGTCCAAAGATGGATAAAGATGACGGTAGAGTTGTATCCAATTTTATAAATCAAGCATTAAATAATGAAAATATCACCTTATATGGTGATGGTAGTCAAACGCGTAGTTTTTGTTATATTGAAGACCAACTGAACGGATTAATCAAACTAATGAATTCAGATTATGTATATCCTGTTAATATTGGAAACCCATATGAATTAACTGTTAAAGAATTAGCAGATGTTATTATTAAATTAACAAAATCCGAGTCACAACTGATATTTTGTCCGTTACCATCAGATGACCCAACAAATCGTAAACCAGATATTCAAAAAGCTCAATCCATGTTAAATTGGAATCCAGAATGTAATCTGATAGATGGTATAACAAAAACGATTGAATATTTCAAAAAATGCTAATAACTATGTATCATTCATGACATACATAGTTATTTACACAGAGGGTATATACTTTTCAATGATTTCAGCACGTTTTTCCCACGTACAGTTATCTATGTAACTTTGTTGATTTGTCAGTAGTTTTTGATTGTATTCACTATAATAATTGTGAATTACATTTATTGTTTTTGTTACAAATTGTCGTATATAACTTTTTGGTATTTTTTCCATTTGAACTGGATTTTTTATAAAATCATCAGCAACTACTTCTTCGTGTAGAACATCAATATGTGGATTATACAAGTTAGCAAACCCATTTGATGTTTCGGGTATAGCCCCTAATTCAGATGAAATTACATTACACCGAAAAGCCATTGCTTCCAATATAGAAGTACAACATGTTTCAGCATATGTATTTGGATAAAATAATACCATCGATGATTTAATATGATTAAACAACACTGACTGTGGTACAGAACCGTAAAAATCAATACTGGGGTCATCTATTAACAATTGGTATATTTGATGATAATATCTATCCATTTCGGTGTGATTCACTTCATTAATATCTGTAATTGGCATGTATTCTGTTTTGTTTTTCTCAATTTCTCTTGAAAAGCATGAAAAAATCTTTAATCTAATGTCGGGAATATGTTTTTTTACTTGTTGGAATAGGTGATATGCTACAATTAACCCACGAAAAGGAGTACTATAATAAATCATTGTTTTTTCCTTTTCTATGAACTTTAATTCGTCTAATTTAATCAAGGGAGATATGCCATTTTGCATTGTAATACATTTGTTATGGTCGAGTCTATATTGTTGTATAAATCGGTTCTTTTGCCAATTACTTACAAAAATGTATTTATCAAATGGATATTGAATAATCTCATTTGTTATAAAGGCTACATCTGTGTTATGATGCATTGCGTTCCATAATTGAATATTTGGGTTTATATCTGTTAAAATTTCCTTACTTAGCGGACATTGCCCTTGAAAAATAATAATATCAGGATGTATAGTTTTTATATAATCAACATGTAACGGATAATATTGTAAATCTGTATGAATAATAGTGCGTGTTTCCGTTCGCGTCATAACACTAACATTGTATTTTTTAGATAATACATTTGATAGATTATAAATAGCCGCTTCAGTTCCTCCTAATGCGCGTTTATTTATGGTATTATAATCCCATTCAGAATAATCAATAAATAGAATCTTTTTTTTTGGTAAAATGATTGGGAGTGTCGTATGTAATTTTAAAATCATTTGTTTATGAAAAGTATGCATATTTTGAATATTTACAGTTTCGTTCACAATAGTAGAGTAAGGTTTAATAATCGTGTCGGTAATATTATACTTATCAACATGTGTTTGTATTAAGTCACGTTTATATTTGTTATCATTTTTGTAATAATCACTTTCAATAGTTGTTGTATATTTATATGATACACTTTCTTCATTTACAGCATTATAAAGATATATATATGAATCTGAAAGATGTGTTATATTAAATTGTGGATTTTTATCCTCTTTATAAAGTAGAACCGTTGTCATAAAATCGTCATAAATATACATTCGTTCGTCATATAACTGAATATATTTTGATAATATTTTACGATTAACGCATATTAATCTACCAGGAGTTGCAAGTGTCGTGTTAAATTCTTCATTCAAACTATTTATATTCTTACATTCATCTACATTATAATAGAATTGTAAATTATATGTACCGTTTGGACTATGGGAGTCACCCTTTAATTTATGATAATTAGCATTATTCATTAAAATCTTCGTGTTTCCATATAATGAAATAACATCACTATTTTCAGCTGTACGAACATTATTTATTCTCTGTATAGCATTTGGAAATAGGAAATCGTCACCATCTAACATAATTAAATTTTCATGCCGATAGTCTTTATAGAATGTTTGTAATACTGAATTATGACCTTTTCCGGGAGAACCATTAGATTCCGTTCGTATGATTTTTCTTAATTTTGTATAATTATTCTTACCAAATTCGTACATAACATCTTGATAGAATTCTTCATTCAATGTATTTACTATAATCATAATTTCATAGTCATCATATTCAGTTTGATTGAGAACACTTAAAAACGATTCCTTTAATAAGCGAACATTACTCGAACATAAAATACCAACCAAATATTTTACCATAATATAAATATCATACAAAACTATATTTATATTATTCGGGACGGATATATTCATTATTGATTCGTATAAGTGCGAATAACGTTTTATCGTAAAATTTATCAATTATATCAGGGTTCACATTCTCCTTTATCTTATTTTGGTATACCGTTATGTTGATATCGCTAATTTTATAGTCAGTTAACCCGTATTTTGTCAAAAGACCATCTCTTATGTTTTTATCGTGTGTATAAACACCTACATTATCATCGTGATGTTTGGTTACACTATCATCGTTAATACCGTTATATAAATAAATGTATGGGTCACTTAAATGAGTAATCTTATATTGGGGGTTTTGTAATTCTTTGTAAAAAATAACACAATATTCTATATCTACTCCTTTATACATCTCATCATTATATAATTTCATGTATTTGGATAATATGTTACGATTAACACATAGTAAACGCAATGGTGTAAGTGTGAGTGTATTATATCCATCATCAATTTGTCGTATATTGCTGACTTCTTGAATGTGAAACCCTAATTGTATATTGTAATCACGACAATACATATCGGTATCTGGGTCAATTTTGCGTTGTTTATTATATTCAAATATCGTATTACTTAAACAACAATTCCCTACTAATGTGACAACATCGCTTCCTTCTTCAGTTTGTATATTGTTGATTCTTTCGATAGCACACGGAAATAAAAAATCGTCACCATCTACTTTAATTAGATTTTCATATTTGTGATTATTATAAAATATTTCCAATACTGAATTATGTCCTTTTCCAGGAGAACCATTCGATTCTGTTCTAATTATTTTTTTTAGTTTTTCATGTTTATTGTAACCAAATTCCCGTATAACATCTTGATAAAATACCTCGTCTAATGTATTCACTACAATAAAAATATGATAGTCGTCAAAATTTATTTGGTTAATTACACTATTTACAGTTTCACGTAATAAACGAACATTGCTCGAACATAAAATACCAACTAAGTATTTCACCATTGTATAAATAATATAATGACTATTATTTATACCGATTTGCTTACCATGTATTATCATTCATTCGGGTGTAATATAATTCACAGTTATGTTCGGAAGCACTCCAACAAGTAAAAAATGTCTCAGCATACCACCTCTTTTCACTACTATCCTTGTAAATTTTATATTTTTCATCAGATAATTGTATGTTTGTACCAACATGATAATATTTATATATAGGAAAAGCGGTTACAATATCACGTTTATTTGTTATACGATAATGTGTTAGGTTTTGTTTTTCTTCAAATGACTTTTTCCACGCATAATTACCTACACGTGGACTCGCGAAAGAAACAACATTTACATTATTTTCTACACAATTGGATAACATATATCCAAACAATGTGGATAATGCTCCGCCTAAACTATGTCCGGTGACATAAATATCAAAATCCGGATGGTCTTTTAAAATCAATTCAATATTTTCTACTAATTCGTTGTATACAGAGTTAGATGTGAGTTGTTTATAGAACCCACTATGTACGTAAACATCGTCTTTTAATTTATGTTTGAATACCATTAAATCATAATACCAGTCTGACATTGATTCGCTTCCGCGAAATACCACTGTTATTCTTTTTTTTCCTTCACTTATAGCAATCCCTACTTGAATATCTGTGTCTGGGTCATTTATAAATTTATGTAATTTTCCCGTTGGTACATTTTCAGAAATCTCCACTAACACTTTTTTTTTTACTGAATCCATTTCGAGTTTTTCTAATTCATGTTCCTCTTTTAATTCAGATACAAACTCTTCTACCGTTTCATCTTTATTTTGTACTTTAAAGTTCTTACCATAATTGTAAACTAATAATGTTGCTCGTAATAAATCTAACATTGTATGGTGAGATATAGTAGTAACTTTATCATTACTTTCAACAAGATTGTCGTTTTCTTGGTCGGACATTCTATATACTGGATTCACAAAACAATTTATACAGAGATTATTTTAGAATTTGTAATCATAACTTTGCCAACTATATTTGTTTTTTCTACGTTTTTAACATGTGCATATACTACCTCCAAATCTCGTTGTGATTTATATTTCGAATTTTCTTTACATACAAGAGCTCCTTGCGTGATTATTTGTCGAATTTGTTTTTTTGAAAATTTTATAGTATCTGGTATAATTGCGATAACATGTCCCGATGGTTCATTATTAATGTGAAACCATATATCATCTTCTTTGGAATCATCTATTATTTTGAAGTTTTCACTTGCGTGTTGTCCTATAATATATTCTACATCGTCTCCTAAAGCTGAAATGTATCTACTGATTGTCTTCATGGTTATTGTTTATTTATTCATTCATAAACAATAATAATATTATCAATTTTACATCTAAAATTCAGGTTCATGTTTCTTAAATAGACACCCTTGTTGTTGGAGATTGGGTATAGCAGAAATTATACTTGGGTCTTGTAATGTAGAAACATCCAACCAAATTTTTATAATACAAAAGTTTTTTTTTGGCGAAACGGTGATACCATTTACATGTTTACTGTGTGAAATGTCTTTACATATTGTCTCACCAGTTATCATATAGAATAGTTTTTTCCATACTTCAGGAACATAACGGTTTGATATTTTATATGAAAAACATCCACCATTTCTGTTACGTGGGTCTTCCCACATGGGCGTAATACCTTCCCGCATTACAAACAACATACAATTTTTCAATACATTATCATGAATAATCTCATTTAATGATATAACTTTTTCGGCATTATCAATCTTATTCATAATTACTGAATAGCTTGATACATCCCAATTTTTGTCTTGTGGTAAATGGTAATATAAGTTCCATTTACCATTTAACATATGTTGGTGGGATTGAATACTCACTGTATCCATCTCTTACGCCCGTAATATACTAAGAGAAAAATCTTTATATTTTTTTTGTTATAACTAATCATTAGTTATTATTGTATATGAATCTTCTGACAACAAAATAGATTGAGAATAGGTAAGTGTAATCATATTTATAGTATCGTCCATCAAATTAATTGTGTAATTTTCATCAAATATGAATTCTTCGGGTTGATATTCCAAATATCGCTTGATAAACAGAGGAGATAATATTACATTATTAGTAAAAAACAAATCTTGTTCTAATTCCATACTTATTCGGTTTTGCATTTTCGGATGAGTATACTCGACGGTTAAAAATGAAGATTTAGAACGTGTATTTGAATATGTTCGTTCATCTGTAGATTTATTAAAGGAATGATTAGTTGTTCCATCATCTAATTTCATAGTAACCATTGTTTCAATTACATTATTATCAGATTTGGCAATTGAAGTTGCCATTTTTCCAAAATGGGAAAGACAATTATTATGATAATCAGTGTTGCTTACATCAGGAGTAGTATGAGGTTTAATATCTTGATAATATTCTAAATATATCTGTTGATTCCCGGTAAACAGTGTTTCATCATTCTTTAATAATATTGATATACATACCCAGTTGTTATTAAACGGTTCAATACGATAATTATTATAAACTGCTGTGATTTTATCCAAATTATATGATGTCGTATCCACAGTATTTTTTATACAGTCAAAATTGTTATATAAATAATTTCCACATTTAGACACTCGTATCTTCGTATCTACATATATAAGAAACAGTTTGGTTAAAATTGTCGTGTAGTCAACATTTTGTATTTCAATTATCATCATATTTGTAGATTGGACCAAATATTCAACACTTGTAAATAATATAACACTCAATATAGTGTATGCGTTTGTAATAAAATGCATTTTTAATAATATTAGAGATATATTTTTATATACTTCAGTAATAAATAATAAAGATTTACATAAATATATGTTCTTCCATTTCCTTTATTTTTTCATCCTTATCCATTACGATACTATAGATAATAAAAAATATTTATATAATTTTTATTATAATTGTTTCAAAAAACGGCGTTTTAAATCTTCAAGGGTTTAAATATCTAATGAAACGGTGTTTTTATTTGAAGTATTATTCTTACGTGAACGCTTAGGCATATTTGTATTTTTCATTCCATTCAATGATGAAATGGAAATTACAGAATCTTCGTCATTGGATACACCTTGGGGAGTTGATTGAGGCTTTTCATGAATATTTACAGTACGTGTTTTTAATCCAGATAATATGTTGTCTATATCGCTTGGACCTTTCATTTCTTGACGCTGAACTGGTGGTCTCATACTTTTAGGGGGTTCATTTATATTTTGTTGAGAATTCATATCTACACCCTGTTCTCTAAACATTGTTCCACGGCTTGCATTGATGTCGGGACGATTAGAAGGGGCTTCATTAGAATAGTTCATACCAGGTCTTGGCTGAGGGGGCATATTTTGTGTTTCGACTGGAGCTGGTGGGGGAGGTCCCCGTGGCTTGTTATTTGATTCTTGCATTAAGTTACTTGCCATCGCAAACCCGGGTGATTGTTGACTCATACTACTTACTGTTGCGTTGGTAAACATCTTCATCAATTCAGGACTCTGTTTAATGACATCATTAAACGCTGGGGTAGCACTCGATAAAGCCTTATTTGAAAAGTTCAATACCGCACCACTAAATCCAATACGAAGAAGAAGAGAAATTTCAGGTGCAAGTTTACCACCCTTATATTTATCATGCAATTCACTGAATAATTCTTCATAACTATCAATATCTTCATTTATTTGTTCTCCCCATCCATCAAGGTTTAAATCGAAAGGATTAAATGCGGTGTTGGCATATTCTATTGAATTAATAAATGTCATGAACCACCATCCTTGTAGTTTTACACTGTCCTTTTTACGTTTGTCTTCGAGCGCGGTTTCATATTCATCTTCAATCTCATCAAAGTCAGAATCTAATGTAAAATGAGAATTATGTTTAATTGACCCCTTTTCATACCAGTCATCTAACTTTTTAAGCATAGCACGTTTTTTTCTACGCTGTTCGCGTTCACTCATAGTAGTATGTACTTTAATGTCGTCATTTAGTGGCATTTCTGACATCTTTGAAAATCCATCCCAAGTTTTAGCTGTACCAATACTATCACGAGTAGCTTGACCTAAATTAGAGTCAGATTGTTCTCCATATGATGGAGGTGAAGGCTCCGGATTACTACCAAATCCAAATAAATTAGATGCCATTCCAGATAATGATTTTGTATCACTATTCATTTCTGCTTGAGGCGTATTGCGTCCAGAAATCTCATTTAATTCGTTTTCTAAATTATCAAGTTCTCCTAAATTTAAATCATTGTTTGATGATACTTTTTTTTCATTCATTAATAGTTCAATCCCAGAACCGAAATTTGACCCGGTTCTTGAAGGTTCCATACTTGGTAAATCGTCAATTTCACTGAGAGCACCTAAATCTACAACTTCCATACTATTATGATATTTATACAATTTTTATTTTTAAATCATCCGCATACAATATTAATTTTTTGTGTTTTAAATACCAAATACCTTGTAGGAATGAATCAGCCAAGTCGTCTTTTTTCTTTGTATTTAAAGAATCTTTCCATTTATGTAAATTATCATTTGCATCTATCATAAGAGAACAATAATACACCCCGTCTTTTTTATGTTTTTTATAATTGGCATTGATTTGACCCGTATTTTGCGTATTTTCGACCAAATTTTTACAATGTTCTCTATCATCTATTTTTATTTCGGAAAATTGTTTTAGTTTATGTGATGATGATACAAATTCTATATCCATTTTGTCATTCAACATTATAAAATATTGTGCTAACATCCCTTGGACTGTCTTCATTCTGGTTGCTATAGGGGATATTTGGTTTTCAATTACCGCATATTGTATGTTTTTGATGTCATCAATTTCATTTAATTGGTTTTTCATTCGTTTACCAATGCTAATTAAATCTGTTTCTGACGCAGTTTTAACCTTCTTACTTGTAACCGGCTCAAAACAATTCTTTTGATAATATTCCACTATTATATCCAATATTTCAGCTTTCTTTAGTTTATCAATGTTCTCAATGTTTAAAAATACAAGGTTTTTATTACCTTGTTGAATAAGGTCGTTTAATTTTAATTTTTTTAAGAATGGCGTCTTCATTTCCTTTGTAGGAATCATATATTGAGAACATTCTTTTGCATGTTTTTCACAATAATATTTATTATTCTTATGATATTTCGCCTTTTTACTACAATCTGTTGGAGGTGTCTTTTTATTTTTTGGTTTGTTCTTACAATCGCAATTATATGTAACGTTATCATTATCTGTAAAATTCAAAACACCCCATTTGTCTATCAATACTTCATTTCCAGTGTGTTCTAAAATACAATAAGCCATATTCTTTATTCCTACGTCAAAACTTATTAATTTCATAGTCCTCTTACAATAATATACATCGTGAGATTTATATTATTTGAATCCATAAACATATTCTAAAAATTGATTTTTGTATTACTATGTATACCACAATATATTAATTGCGTAAAAATGGTAGCATTCTTCGTAACATTCTTTGGTATAATAATATTCTTAATGGTACGGGCTGTATTCACTCCATCTGAACGTGTAAGACCATGTAGAAATTAGTTTTGTTTAGTTGGTGGTTGAACTACAACAGGAGACATCTTTCGTGCAGCTAATTGTTCTCTTGTTAAATATAACTCTTTTAAATCACTGGATGCGTATCCAAATGGTTTTGTCTGGTCTGTACCAGATGAATATAAATAAGGTTGGTTATGGAATCCCTTAACTTCGTTTGATTGAATACTTGGAATATCAACAGGTCGTTTGTAATATCCAGTATCATTGGATGATTCGCGGAAATTGTACTCCATGATTTTTTTTGCATTCTCGGTTAAATACTTGCGATATTCCCAATTTGATTTAATGCCGGAATTTTCTACTAAATCAGCATTTATAGATGACTCTGATTGCCATGTAGCAGTAACTGACCGTCCATCGCTCATTAATGGCGGAAATTCAGAATATTTGTTATTTGTATGATATCCTCTTGATGATTCAGGTATAGTTTCTTTAATAATAGGATATGCACAATCTACGCTTTGGTACATACTTGTTGAACGTGAAAACATTATAATATACTAAACCGTTAGAAATTATAATATCATTTTTCTATTTATGCTAATGTTTCAAGAAGTTTCAATAACTCATTTTTCTTCATTTTACCAACATCATTTGTATAACCTTTTTCATTTACGACTGCTTTTAGTGCTGTTATATTCATCTTTTTATAAACATCCATAGGCACATCTTGAATTTCATCTCTATTCTCTAAAGTGTCGTCTAATTTATCTACAATCAAATTATCTGTAGTATCAGGGTCTAACCCGTTATGAATATCAGGGTCATGTTCGTCGGTTGCTACACTTAGTTCTTCTTCGGGATTAATATTTTCGTCAATCTCTCCTATACCAACATTTATTACCTTTATTGGTGTAGTATGATTTAATTCTTCTGGTAAAATAACACCCTCACTTTCATCTTCACTTTCATCTTCACTTTCATCTTCGCTTTCATCCTCGCTTTCATCCTCGCTTTCATCCTCACTTTCATCCTCACTTTCAGACACCACTAATTTGGGTAATTCAGAAGCATCATAATAATGTTGTGTCGGTTCTTCTATTGCTGGGGTATATATTATATTTTCAGGCATACCACCATGGTGTACTAAAGTATTACGGTTATTCATTTCTGTCACTATATTATTAATAATTTCAAACATCGTATCGCATTTAGTTTCTAAAGCAGTGAACTTTTGTCGGAAGTGATATACCAAATACAATATTAGCACAAAGGTTATAGCCAAACTCACAAAGAAAAACGTTTCAAGCATATTAAATAATCCCATTTACATTAAAAAAACATTATATAAGAAGAAAGCAAACGAACCTACTAAATAAAATATTTTTGTATATTATATTATAAAATGGATTCACTATCTGATTCTACTAAATTTATTTCATCTGAGGGTAATAGTAAAAACTACATGATATTTATTTTAGCTACCTTATTAATATTATCTCTTTTAGGGATAAATCTATTTATAATAGTTGGTAATACCGTTCAAGTAGTCATTAACATCTTCAAACCCCTTATTTATCAAATATTAGCTATTTTTGGATATACTGCTGGTACTTTAATAAATACAACTGCTGATGTTACATCTGATGTTGCTCGTGCAGGTGTTGATATTGCCGAGGGCACCGTTCAATCGGTAGGAAATCTACTAAAAGACGCAAGTAAAGGTGCTGTAAACCTACAAACTAAAAAAGATCTTGATATGGTTATATCAGAACCGGAATCTGATAAAGCAGAAAGCCCTATTCAGACTAACGGCTCATCGTTAAAATCAAGCTGGTGTTTAGTTGGCGAACATAATGGAAAACGTGGGTGTGTTGAAATAAATGACGCTTCAAAATGTATGTCCGGACAAGTATTTCCTAACGCAAAAATGTGCTTGAATCCTACATTAACCCCTAATACGCAACCAAAACAAAGAGCTCAGCCACATCCATTAAAAAGTATTAAGAGTAACCCTGACCGTAGCACTTGGTAATTTATCTAATGTCTAACAATATTTTTGTATTAGACATTACATATTCAATAATGTAAATGGAACATATGATTGTGTACTGGGTTCGGTTGTTATCGTACATCCAGACGCATCACTCGTATTAGTTTCAGATATATTCATAAATACACCATAACTTATATCGTATTGTACGTTAAAATTACTGGTTATATCAGCATTTCCAATAACAAATTTTAATTTCGGTGTTATATGAAAATCATATGTATATCCTGATTCAGTGTATAAATTTATATTTGTTATATTTAATACGCCCGCATATAAGGTCGCATTGAAATCATTTACATTATTAGAAATATCAAACGTCATTGAACTTATATTACTATCATCATATGTATAATCAATACTACTATTGACATTCTGTACGTATTCATTATTATATTTTACCACAAACTCAAATGGGCTTAGCTCATCCAATGATATAGTTAGATTATTATAGGATATATCTCCATCAATTAGCTTTCTACCTGTTATATTTAAACCCATCGGAATACTCATCCGATAAGTATATGCAGGCAAATCAATAATTTCAGTTATATTCAATGATGTTACTTGGTTCTCTTCATCATCATTAAAATATGTGTTCTCATCTGGTGTAGTAAACGTCCATTTATCTGTTATATCTTGCTGTGATATACCTTTTGGTTCTGTACCAGTTTCATAATTATATAACGGAACGTCTTTATCCATATATAAATTAATCGATGGACCCGGAACACCAGCCGCACTACTACGAGTATATATTATACCAGCGTCAGGGCAATCTAATACGCGGCTACTTGCGCGTGTAGAACCCATCATCGCATTTTTATACAACTCCTTTTTTGTAAAAGAGTTTTGTTTTGTAGATTGTTTATTACCAGCATATTTCAATATTTCTGCTTTTCTTCTCATATTTAAATCAAATGATGTATGTTGTCCGCTCAAATAAGGATTATTATCTTCACCTAAAATTGTACTTCTTGGTGGAGGGACCGCAAATAAAAACTGTTTTCTTCTTTGTTGAATAGTACTACATAAAGAGTCGGTTGTTTCTGCCATAGTATAGTATCACTTATACTATACTACGAGATTGTTAGTTGAATATTCTTAATATTTTGATGAATACCAGTAATTAGACAAATATTTAAATCCTTTTTGTGCTCCCATGTTATTCACCACTGATAAATTTGGACCACTTGATACAATATGATTAATCTCAAAAATGTTTAATGCACGATTATAATATCTTAATGCTGATAATTTCCCCATAAACCCACCATTTTGTGAGATATAAATATCACCATAATTTTGTTTTGGTGTATCCAGCATTTCAAGGCGACTTGCGATTATTCCATTCACATATACATCTATTTTTGTATTCATCGCACGGATAGCAATATGAACCCATTTTTTTAATGGCACATTGTCTATGTCAATAATATTAGGGTTACTGGTAGAACTATCATGAGCTTTTACAGAATCCATAATAATATGAAGCTTATTTGTCATTGGTGAAATATACATACCGGGTGCGTTATTTACACTCGCAATATTTGTAACAGGGTCAAATCCACCATCTCCCTTACTGAATATATGTTGATATTTACTGTCATTTTTATTTAAATCATCAATATATATCCAAGAAGACCAGGTAAACTCTAAGCCTTCCGATTCATTATTAGACTTGTAGATTGGCTTACTTTCAGTATTCTTAGGATCTTGAGACACAATCATATCATTTGTACCATCAATCATACCATCAATTATATAAGGTGAATGACTCGGTCTTGTAAAATAACTTATCAGACTTATACCCAGATTCATTAAAAATAAAAACACAATCAATACCAAAATAATAAATGCGAATTTTGCGATGATCGTATTTGAATATAAGAATCCGGTAGTAGCACCAACCCCAACCGCGGCTTCTGTTGAGAATTCGTCGAATTTACTTGTTAAGGTTCCCTTAGCCTGGTCGTATCCTTCTCCTACAGCCTGAATACCACTTTGGATACTTTGATTAAATGTATTTAATGGTCCTGTATTTGGATTAGCGTTTTGTTGAAAATTCATTACGGTTTATATATTATATAATAGATATATAAAACATTTTACTTACATCAAAGAGAACTTTCTAATTTCTTCGTTGTTCTGTAAGATAGATAAATCAATACCTATATCGTTCAATGCCGATGCCATTTTACTTGAACCGTTACCTTTCATGTATACATCCCACGCAGTTTCTGGGTCGACTGGGGTCGTCCATCTTCTAAACTGAGTAGCATACGCATCAAAGTTTCCACCTTGATTGCCTAAATATACAGGAATTTCTTTACCAGGTGGTACAATAGGCATAGCACCACCATTATTGTCAGTTTTCTTAAAAAAACGCTGAGAACGGACTAATTTACCATCAATATAAGCATCCGCAAATTGGTTATCCATACTAATTGTAATATTTACCCATTTCTGAAGAGGAAAATTGTTAGTGATAATCATTGTTTCGTCAGTACCATTGGTATCATTCATTTTAACGTCAAGTTTTAATACAGGAGAAGTTTTATCTAAATATAACCTCAAATTATTGGCACGAGAGAAAAAGGTTTTTTCTGTATTGTTATCCCACGTATTTACATATATCCATACTGAATGTGCGTAACGAGTATTTTTGGGACCACTTATATTTGAAATAGCTGGTACTGGGGTTAATAAACTGGCAGTTGGTACTAATTCAGAAGAACTGTCTGTATAATAAGCATATAACACGTATAATAATACTAAAATAGTTACTATCAAAATTATGGTAATTGTATCCATTATATACAGTACATTTATAAATTATTTACAGGAGGGTTTTTTTTCATTAATAAATTATATGAATTTGCGACTTGTGAACGTGTTAAGTTGCCTACATAATAACGAATATTACTAATTGCTCCATCTATACCATCATTCGCACCAATTACTACAATATCATTCGCAGTATATACTGGTGAATTATCATGTGCGAATCTAAATGTCTTTTCTAACGAACCATTTAAAAAGAAGTCTACTGAATTTGCCGTATAATTGAATATAAACTGATTCCATTTTTGAGTATCTACTTCGACAATGTAACTGTTTTCATCACTGTTTTCATTGTTTGAAAAATACACCTTTAATGTATCTTTATTATTATGAGGTTCCTTTTTCACATAGGTTATCTTAGGTACTCCATTACCATAATTAAAGATAGGGGTTTCATTCGCATAAGAAAATTTATTTTCAGAATGTGCGTTTATCATTACCCACATTGATAAGCTATAATTTCTTCGGTATACCACGGGGGAGTTTACATCATCTTTTTCTGCTGTTAATTTTAAATCATAACTGGAAATAAGTGGCTTTTCTATATCCAGAAACGCAGAACCTTCTAATAAAGGGACGCCTTGTTTCAAACTAATTTTTGATATAATTGTGGGAATATAATTATAGAGGAATATCAAAACTATTTCAGTTATGAATAAATAATATACCACATTGGTTGTTAGTTGCAGTTCTCGACGTATGTAATTATAAAAATCCAAAATAAGACAAGGAACATAGAAAAATAGATGGACGAAAAATCCACCCCATCCCTCTTGTGTTTTTAATTGATTACTATAAAAATAAAACACGATTGCTAATCCAATTAAGATACCAAATGATAGTATACCGGATATTATATAGTTCGCAACTGAGAAAGCTGAATCATTAATATTTGAATAAAAATAAAATACTGTTCCAAATAAGGATACAATAGTTCCTATAATCACACCCATATAATAGCTATTATTTAATGATTCTTTTCCTAAAAACACAGTTGGTATTAAAAATATTAAACCTACTACTAATGGAAATAAATAATTACTATATCCAGTTGTTAATGATAGATGGTCTTCAGATGATTGCATTAATGTTACTACAAAATAAATCAGAAATCCAAAAGTGAGTATATATTTCAATATTGGCATTATGTTGGTTCCGTCCGATAAGTCCATATTTATTATACATTATACATACAATAAATATCAGTAAGATTCATATTACAAGTTTTCCATTGTTGTTTTTTTCCCGTGACATTCACGACATAAAGCAACTAAATTATCTACATGATTACTTCCACCATATTCTAATCTAACCACATGATCTACTTCAAACCAAGCGGTTAATTGATTTTGACAGTCTCCACATTTCCAGTTTTGTCGTGATGCTACGAACTTCTTTTTCGTTTCACTAACAGAACGCTTTGTTGATTTTTTACCCGAATTCATAATCCTATCTTCCGATATTTGGGACGGATTCGATAGAGCCATCATTGGATGATTGTCATTTCCCGAAACAAACCCTTGTTTTGAAGTGAAATCCAATATAGGGGAAATGATATTCGATGCGTTCTTATCAATGGGTAAATATTTAATATAATCGCCAGAAGTAGATACTATCTCACGAGCACGTAATGGATTTTTCTTTATTAAGATGTAAAACATTAACGCACCAAACGCGATTCCCGCCATCTGATAATATTTTTTCCATGATAACATTAGAGCCATATACTTACCATCGGTGTAAATGTTTGCCATACAAAACCCGGCTACTAATAATATTACTAATTCAAATCTCATGTTCTCCTTACTTCTTCTTATATTATCTATACACATTTTCAATCGATTTATTCATAGTATACATAAATCAAAAACGCACATATCAATATTAGTGCTAAATGTATATAATGTTTATTCAAATTTAATTTACTGCTTATATACACTGGTTTAGGTAAGTATTCATTACGATACTTTTCAAGAGCCCTCGGTAATGATATTTCCTCTTTTCCTAATAATACATTGAATTTATTGTGAATAAAATGGACCCATCTCACAAACGAATCACGATTATCTAAATATGGGGATACAGGATACTTATCTAACATTTCACTAAACTTGTTTCCCATTTCCTCAATGGGTATAAATAGAGGCATGTTCTGAATAAAATCGTAGTATTTCTTCTTTGTTACATCATTCGGGGTTTTGGGATAAGACTCGGCTATTGTATGTAAAAAAAACCAATAATGAGGTCCCCATACTTCGGAATGAAATATCATTTTGTATACACGTTAGTAATATTTATTTTTTACAAATACAACTATTTTGTAAAAAGGGTGTAAAGATTACTTTATGTAAAACAATAGATATATGGCGGATAACTATTGTAATAATTGTGGAAAACACGGACATAGCTATAACCAATGTAAATTACCGATAACCAGTTTAGGGTCTATTGCGTTTCGTATTTATGACAATAAAATAGAATATTTAATGATATGCCGTAAAGACACATTAGGATTCATTGATTTTATGCGCGGGAAATATACATTAACAAATAAGGACTATATTATGAATATGTTGAAACAAATGACGAATGCTGAAAAAATTAAATTAAATACATTGACGTTCGACCAATTATGGCATGATATATGGGGTAATGTGAATGTAATCAATCAATACAAAGCAGAAGAAATTTCATCCAGAAATAAATTTAATCATTTAAAACAAGGAGTTCAATACAAAACGAATAAACTTTCGTTAACTGAAATGATTGAGGAAAGTAATCAATATACAGTCTGGAATGAACCTGAATGGGGATTCCCTAAAGGGCGACGTAATTATAATGAATCCGATTTAGATTGTGCTTTAAGAGAATTTAATGAAGAAACCGGGATTAATACAAGGTCCATAAAGCTAATTGATAATCTTTTCCCATATGAAGAGATTTTTACTGGTTCAAATTATAAATCTTACAAACATAGATATTTTATCACGTACATTGATAGTAAAACGAATATTAATATGGATAATTACGAAAAAACAGAAGTTAGTAAAATGGAATGGAAAACATACGAAAACTGCATGTCATCTATTCGTATCTATAATTTAGAAAAACAGTATATGCTTACTAAAATAAACAATACGCTGTCAAATTATAGTATATCATGCTATTGTTAAAATACACACCTTTTTATCTCTATATATTTTAATATATAGAGAGTATCATCAAATTATGAATAACACTGTTAAAAATAAATCTGTACCAAAAAATAACACACGTAAAAGATGTCCTAAGGGAGAACGTTGGAATATATCTCAAAATAAATGTTTGCCACGTATTATAAATAATACAGAAGACACAAATAATAACACTGGTTGTTCTAAAAAATATGAACCACAAACTACACAACAGCAACAGAGAATGATTTTTTTGACAGAACAAGTTAAATCACGTAAACTTAGCACAAAAGATTTGAGAAATATGGTATCTGACCTTATTGGAGAAGAACGAGGTATTCATAAAAACCAAATATTAGGTGCTCGAATGACCGACGAATTAATACGATTGATTATATGCTTAGAGAATAGACCGAATCAAGACCCGGAAGTTGAACCATCACCCGAACCAGAGGTTGAACCATCACCCGAACCCAAAGTTGAACCATCACCCGAACCAGATGTTGAACCATCACCCGAACCAGATGTTGAACCATCACCCGAACCAGATGTTGAACCATCACTTGAACCCGAAGTTGAAGATATAGAACTGACACCAGATATACAGGATATACAAAATCAATTTGGAATAGAACCAAGTGATATGGATTCTAAAGAATATAATCAATATTTATCTAAGAAAGAAAAACTTGAATATGATAATAATAATGATGATGACACATACGATTTCCTTTATCCGCAATTAAATGACCCTAATTTTAGTACAAAAATCGCATTGCGTAAAGAATTTAATGATACTCGGTTCGATGGTGAAATTAAAGACATCAAAAAACAAGCAGAAATACTATGTAAAGCAGATTTTGAATTGTTACCACATCAAATGTTTGTTAAGAATTTCCTTTCACTACAAACACCATACAATTCTCTTTTGTTGTATCATGGCTTAGGAACAGGCAAAACATGCAGTGCGATAGGTATTTCTGAAGAGATGAGACATTTTATGAAACAAGTGGGTGTAAAACAAAAAATACTAATCGTTGCCTCACCTAACGTTCAAAATAACTTCCGTCTTCAATTGTTTGATGAACGAAAATTAAAATTAGATGGAGAACAATGGAATTTAAACACATGTGTAGGAAATTCATTATTGTCTGAAATTAATCCTACTAATTTAAAGGGCATTTCTAAAGAGAAAATTACATCACTCATTAATTCTTTAATTAACAAATACTATTCTTTTGTAGGATATACTGAATTATCACATTACATACAAAATAAAACAGTGCCTCCTGATAATGTTAATTATACAACCGCACAAAGAAAGGACTATAAATTAAAAAGAATACAAAAATACTTTGATAATCGTCTTATTATCATTGATGAAGTCCATAATATTCGTCAAGGAGATGACAATAAAGATAAGAAAAAAACATCCTCATTATTATTGAATATATGTAAGTATGCTAATAATCTTCGTCTTCTTCTGTTATCTGCTACTCCTATGTATAACAGCTACAAAGAAGTCATATGGCTTACTAATATTATGAATGTAAATGATAATCGTAGTACTATTTCTGAAAGTGATATTTTTGATAAAAACGGTAGTTTTATTGAATCAACTACAGATGATAATGGTAACGTATCTGAGAGTGGTAAGGAATTATTAATGCGTAAATTAACTGGTTATGTTTCATTTGTCCGTGGTGAAAACCCGTATTCATTTCCATATCGCATTTATCCTGAGACATTTGATAATACTCATAGTCTGGATGTAGAAAATTACCCGACCAAACAAATGAATAATCGAGAGATTACTGCCCCATTAAAACATACCCCCGTATATACAAACCCTATAGGTGAGTACCAATTAAAAGGATATAATTATATTATTGAGAACATGAGGAATATGTCTACAATAAAGGCACAAGATGGAGATGAATCGGTACAACAAATACCGACATTTGATAACATGGAATCGTTTGGATATACTTACTTAGAAAGACCTCTTCAGTCATTGGATATTGTTTACCCCAATAAAGAGTTTGATAAAATAATCAATGGAGAACCCACTACTATGAATTCAGAAGATGTTGTGAAACGAATAGTAGGTAAAAATGGTCTTATGAATATAATGACTTATAAAACTACCGACCAAATACGTTACAATTTCCAATATAAACCCGAAACCATTGACAATTATGGGCGTATTTTTAGCCCCGATGTTCTTCCTAAGTACAGTGGTAAAATTTCGTCAATATGTAATACTATTCTGAAATCAAAAGGTGTTATCATTGTATATTCTCAATATATCGATGGTGGAGTTGTGCCAGTTGCTCTTGCGTTGGAAGAGTTAGGATTTACCAGATATGGCAGTGCTACGTACACCAAACCTTTATTTTCAGAATCACCAACCGAACCGATTGATTCTATATCCATGAAACCTAAATCGCAAGTTAAAGGGAAATTTAAACAAGCGAAATATGTTATGATTACTGGAGATAAACTATTCTCGCCAGACAATCTAAGTGATATTAAACATATTACAAATACTGATAATAAAAATGGTGAAAATGTAAAAGTTATTCTTATTACAAAAGCAGCAGCAGAAGGTCTTGATTTTAAAAATGTTCGCCAAGTACATATTATGGAGCCATGGTACAATAACAATCGTACCGAACAAATTATTGGACGTGGAGTACGTAACCTTAGTCATTGTAATTTACCGTTTGAAGAACGTAATGTTGAAATTTATCTACATATTACAAACCCTATATCAGAACAACAAGAAGAACCCGCCGACTTATATGTGTATCGTTTTGCTGAAAAAAAAGCAGAATTAATAGGCAATGTAACACGGGTTATGAAAGAGATTTCCGTTGATTGTCAATTAAATATCGAACAAACTAATTTTACCATTGATAAATTAACACAAATGGTTCAAAATAAAGATATACAGATTCAATTATCCAGTAATTCTAAGAACAAAATTCAGTTTACAATTGGCGATAAACCATTTACTCCCGTATGTGACTATATGGATAATTGTAATTATCAATGCTATGCTAATACTGAGGTTAATAATCAAGATATAGTTAATCATACATATAGCGAAGAGTTCGCACGTATCGGATTTTCAGCTATTGTTAAGCGAATTAGAAACTTATTTAAAGAACAATTCTTTTATACGAGAAAGGATTTGACTGACTCCATTAATATAATTAAAAAATACCCGAAAGAACAAATTGATTTCGCACTTACACGTTTCGTTAATAACAAGAATGAAATTATTGTAGATAAATATGGCAGAAATGGATATTTAATTAACAAAGATAAATATTATGTATTTCAACCTATGGAAATTACAGACGAATATGCTTCTTTGATTGAACGGTCTATACCTATCGCATTTAAACCTACTAATCTTGAGTTAGAATTACCTGTCAAAATGGCTTCTCCAACACAAACACAACTTATTGAAACTACACGAACTGACTACGCTACTATTATTCAAACACTTACTCAAAATATTACTAAAACCAAAACTACCGAAAATATTAAATCGGGAGATAATGACTGGTATAAGCATTATAGTAAGGTTCATTCACTACTTATTGAGAATAAGTTCAGTAAAGAGCAACTTGATAAATATATTATACATCACTTTTTAGATTTATTACCAATACAAGATAAAGTTACCGTTATTAATCATATATTTAAAAAAGGAGTTGACTTATCTAATGACGACAAAATTATCAAAAAATATTATAACAACTTTATTACTGACGATAACATTATTGTTCTTATTGATTCATTAAATAATAAACAACCTTTTCAGATATATACATTGAATACCAATAATACTCCCATATGGAACAAGGTAGAAAGTGAAGAAATCAACAATTATAAACATGTACTCAAAAAATTTATAGTCGCACCATCAAATGTAAATAAACATATATTTGGGTTTATCGCAAAGGATAGCAAACGAAATATCATTTTCAAAACACGTACATTAACAGATAAACAACGAAATATAACTGGGTTTAATTGTAATACTGCAGGAAAAAATGACGTTATCAAAAAAATGAACGAATTACCTATCGTATTAAAGATGGATTATGATAATGTTTTAAAACAAGGAACATGTGTTATTTTTGAACTTGTATTCAGAAAACTTGATGAAGAAAGTAGTGGAAAACGATGGTTTTTTGACACGGTTTTACGTAACAAGAATGTAGATACATTTATAGGTGTTTCTCGTTCGTAATCTTTCAATATAGAAAATTGAAATTTCCATATTGAACCAAACCTACATAAAAGATAATCTATTTATATATTAGTAGCTATGGATAAACAATCAAATACGCAAGGAGTATACTCTAATGAATTGCTCACCAGAAAAGTGTTTTTAACAATGGACCAAGTAGGTCAAAATATAAAACAGAATTTAGAACGAAGTATATCATACAGTATTGAAGGTAAATGCACTCAAGATGGATATATTAAACCTAATTCGGTTCGTGTAAATACATACTCAGCTGGTATTGTCAATAACGAAAAGGTTGAGTTTCAAACTGTATTTGAATGTATGGTATGTCATCCTGTAGAAGATATGGTTATGGACTGTAAGGTTAAAACTCTTACAAAAGCCGGAATACACGGAGAGGTTATTGATAATGAAGGGAATATGCCGGTTACCATATTCATTGCACGAGACCATCATTTTACAAACAAACAGTTTGGAACTATTGAAGAAAACAGTGTAATTACAACAAAAATAGTAGGTATTCGTTTTGAATTAAACGACCCATATATTTGTGCTATTGGTACATTAGATACTGAGACTAATAAAAAGTAATAACAATTACAAAACTACAAAATGTTTATTCATATTTAGAAATTTCTATCCATTATGTATATTTAATACATAATGGTAAATTTTTTAATGTCAGGTCGTGGAAGACCTCGTAATACTAACGAACAAGCTAAACGTATTGCCGCGGAGAAGGCTGCTGCTGAGAAGGCTGCCGCGGAGAAGGCTGCTGCTGAGAAGGCTGCCGCTGAGAAGGCTGCCGCTGAGAAGGCTGCCGCGGAGAAGGCTGCTGCTGAGAAGGCTGCTGCTGAGAAGGCTGCCGCTGAGAAGGCTGCCGCTGAGAAGGCTGCCGCTGAGAAGGCTGCTGCTGAGAAGGCTGCCGCTGAGAAGGCTGCCGCTGAGAAGGCTGCCGCTGAGAAGGCTGCCGCTGAGAAGGCTGCCGCTGAGAAGGCTGCCGCTGAGAAGGCTGCCGCTGAGAAGGCTGC